ATTCACACAAGGAGGCTACATCCACGCTGCACGAGTATCAGCTCGCAGACTATTCGGCTGACTATTACATCAGCACACGTTGCTGCAAAGCATGGAGGGAATCATGAACCAACAACAGTTCGACAAGTTGTACACAACCATCTACGACGCTTATGAACAAGCTGCACTAAAAGATGAGTACGTTCGTTCCACATTGGGCGACGCATTGGCTCACATGATCCTGCTCAAGCAACGCAAACTAATTACACCAACTGAACATGTACAACCCCGACTTTCCTGAGTTCCACAAAGATCAACTCCTCGCTGTAGTTAATCACTACATGCAGTCCGACATGCGCAAACATCTAATGCGCGAATGTCCCGCAGCGTATAACTCACTGTGCGGCAGGACTGTTGTCACCTCGCAGGTAGAAGATAACGGGGACAAAGTAATCTCCCGCTAACGCGGGGCCACCTCACACAATTACACTGCGATCATGATTGAACTTACACAATGTGATGAGTACGGTGTACACTATTGCACCGACACTTTCCTAACAATCGAAGATGCCAAAGACGCACTGTGGAATCTTGAATGTGCACTTGACACTGCTACCAACGCGTCGCGTGCGTATTCTCTCCAAGGTGTAATCGCTGAGCTCCGCGAACTTATTTACGAAACTGAATCATGACTCTCCCCGCTTACACAATCGCAAACAGTGAGTTCACCTACGAACCACGCGCAGGTTTAACTAGCCTTGACTGGTACAACATCGCACGCTGTGCGCGTCAACGTATGCAACTAGCACACCACTATTACAAACAGGAGGATCCTGAAGCTGGCCTGAACCTATGGAAGCGCGAACGTGAAACGTTCTGGCGTATGAATAGAAAGTCTATCCCAGATCACTTTGTGTAACTAACTCAAACGCCACGCAGGCCAATGCCGCTGATCTGATTCTGTAACTGTAACAACGTCTCTTTATGTTGAGCAGGATCACCTAACTCACCCCGCATAATCATTTTATACAGTATCCTAGCTTCCTCACGTTGACGCGTCCTGTCCCCATAAGATGATGCCAGCGCAGGATCATTCTCCTCTGCTGTGAACACTTCACCTGCGAGTCGCATCAACGTGTACCAAACCCATCGCTTCAGTCTAACCCAACAACAACACTAACCCCATCAACATCATGCGAGTAATCGAACAGCAAATGCTGGATGCAATCCGCAACCGCAAGGATTGGAAGAACGCAAACACCCGTGTGGAGGTAACACATTTCGCCCACGGTGATCGTGTTATCGACCGCATCAATGTGTACCTGCACGGTAACAACATTGCTCGGATTGAACCCGACTGTGTTCGCATCTGTGACTGCGGGTGGCAGACACCGACAACAAAGTCACGACTTAATGTAATCCTGCACGACCTTTGTGAGGCAGGTATTTATCAGAAGAACCATAAGTGGTTTGGTGTTGCAATCGAAGAACAAGATTGGGAGATTGAGGAGAACAGCCAGCACATCTTTGTGAGAGGCTGAATCAATGCCGTATTACATCCAGCGTAATAGTGAGGGCTTAGTCGAAACTGTGGACGAAGTTGATGATAGTAAGGAAGCGTACAGGCTGGCAGCTGAGTACAACTCAGCAGATCAGGCTGCACGTTATTACGTTAAGCGCACGCCATGTAAAGCGTGGCGCGAACGTTAACCCTCTCCCGCTAACGCGGGGCCGAATCACACAATTACACCAACATCACAATGTCTTACACACAACACGCCGCAACAGCTACTTGTCAGATTACGAGTGTTCTCGACACGAGTGATCTAATCTCGCAGGTCTACGATTACCTAACTAACCACGGGGATGAAGCTCCTACTGAACTATTTAACTGCAGTTCTTCTGATGAGTTCTTTGACATCCTCGAAACTTATGTAAGCGTCAGCGACAATATGCTGACCATCAACATGGACACCGAAAAAGTTAACTCTGACGGGGAAGTGTTTGACTTTCTGACTGATCACTACGCCCACTTAATGAGCAGCGAGTTTATGAAAGTTGTGTGGGTGAGCTACGACAGTAGAAGCGGTCTGTCTGCAGACTGCACTTATTATGACAACCAAGGTAACGTGATCGACATTGAGAAACTACTCAAAACCCAGCCAAAGTCGGCTATTTAACTGACGGAGACACATCACCATGAGATTTTTAGTAACTGAGATTGAGTTTGACTTCGATGACACCGCACCTACGGGTTATCGAGAAGATCTAACTTGTGAGGTCTGCACTACAATTTGGGACGCAGACGATGAAGATGATTTAGTAGAGGAAATTACCTGTGCAACGGGTTGGTGCATCAAAGGTCTTAATTATCAACACGTTTTGGTGTAACAATTATGTATCCACTCGAAGCATCCGATGAGTACGGTCTGCAAGGATTAGCAAATCGAGAGGATTTGCTGCAGTGGCTGCAATCGTGGCTACTGGACCCTGACAGCAGAGAATGTAAATTGGAGAAACTTTCAGATTTCAAACCTGACGACTACAACTAATCATGGACATTTACAAACGCGTACATGGACAATCAGCGCAGGATAAATTGCGCGAACTGGTTGATCTCCACGGGTACGAATTGTTTATTGCGCGGGCATTGTTGCTACGCGTCGATGACAAAGTATGCGAGGACTTGTTGGATGACATAGCGGAGGGCCGCATTATTTAGTCTCTCCCGCTTCGCGGGGCCGCCTTACACAATTACACCATCATTACTAACATCATGACCGGCAACAGTTCCGATGACGGCAAAGCACCCATCGTTCTCGTCATCGACCGCAACATGGACAACTTCGTTCAACACTACAGCATCAAACATCTAGAACCTAAAGGCTACGGATTGTGGTGGATTGATTCCTGTGGATCACGATCTGTGCACTATTACGCACCCAGCGCAAACAATAATACCCGCGATCATTACGACACCGCAGAAGATCTGCCTGAAGATGTCTACAACAGCCTGCTCAAGTTCCTCACCACGCACTTAAAAATTGATCTGGACAGTCTCACAGTGCTGTACCGCATGGAAGATCCCGGACTTGGCATCATGCTGCCCGAGGATTACGAAGTCTTAAAACAAGGCGGCGTGCCTGATGGTTGTATTCCCGTCAAAACTGCCACTAAATAACAATGACAAATCACACAGTTACACTCAGCAAACACACATGGTTGGGGGTACTAATTCACCTCAAAGAGACTGTGGAAACGATCCCAGTGTCAATAATCGAGCCAGATCCATGGGAATGTGTACAGAAAGCGATCGAGGAGATCGAGCAGTTTGTAACTTTGGAGGATTGACTTTATTGCCACACGGTTGATCCCTCCCGCTACGCGGGGCCGATTCACACACCTACATCTTCATCACAATGTCACCCCTACCTCATACAGTAGAATCTCTGCTGGACCTGTTCACCGTATCCCAACTGCAACAAGTTTTCGAACATCAACTAAACCTTGATGAAACCGTAGACGATTGGGAGCAACGTCACCTGCTTGCCGTCGATTACCTATGTAACTACAGCGAGCTTATGTATTCCAAACAGCTCGCTAAATACTGCGACAAACTACGCACCAAACTCAACCTCTACGATAACAACTAATGACACCAACAACTTTCTCTGTTTCCTTCGATCCATTAGCAGCACACTGCTTAGAGGAAATTGCCGCTGGTGACTATCGAACCGTCGAACACTTGATTCAGATACTTGTGTACCAAGGTATGCAGTCGTATCAGTTTGATCGTGAGCTAGTTGTACCCAAACGACCCGAAGATCACGACCTTAGCCTTAATAATAAGTTTCAGTATTACACAAACGAAGAAATCGTCGAATCCTTCAAACCTAAAATCAAATGATTAACACCGTAACTAAGCACACTCGCGCATCTGCTGCGGGCAAACTCATTTATTGCCCACACTGCGGTGTCGAATCTCGTGTGTACCACTTCAGTTTCTCTGCTCTCGTATGCCAGAAATGCAACAGAATCGTGGATAAATACGAGTATCTGCTGCAACCCTTGCGGTCCTCAGATACATCTGGCTACAAGTTTTTCCTCAATCGACTCACAGTAGTATGACTTACTTTGTACATTACGAAGACAGCGCAAACGTCCGGCGTGTCAACAACGTGTTGCACATTTGCACATCCAATGACGCTAACGGCAACCCGCGCAGACTGATCGTGTGTCTGGGATCTTACGGTCACATCGTTGCAACATTCGACGAAGGATGTGACTGGGGCGGACTTTACCAACTCGATAAAGACTTCGCTAGTTGGACAAATCGGCACAGCGTTCAAGTCAACGTAACCGTGTCTGAGTTCAATCGGTGGAGTTCATTTGAGCCCGGTAAGGTCTACAAAGTATCCACGCAGCCTGAACTTCCCGCCTTCCAACAACAGATTTAATCATGTCCTTTTACTTCATCGAAGTCACCGATACGTTCGGCGGCCAAGCAAATTACAGCTGGGTCGAAAAGTATTGCATCGAAGCAACAGACGCTACAGCGGTACGGCGAGCCAAACGTGAGATTGGTTGGAGTGGTGTTCGGTGTGACCGTCAAGACTGTGGGGAGTACATAGAATTACGTCCACGCGGTATGGCGCAGGTTGCGTTTATTCAGCGCGAGCACACTAGCTGACTCACTCCCGCTACGCGGGGCCGCCGCATACAACACCTCCACATCATGAACTACTACAAAGTTAAAGTTCAAATCGAATCAAATCAAGGCGAGCATCTCGTAATGGAGACGCATCGTAATTTTGTTGCGGATCAAGATGTATTTCTCTTCGCAAGCGGATTTGCTGATGGTTTCGCCATGGCACATGAAGGATCTGTGCTGGAGAAACAGATCGAGAAATTAAATGATGATAGGAGCTGAGAGGAGCGAGTGGACTCACTTTGCACATTCTTTAGTCTTAAACGCACAGAAAACTATAACTATTTATAGATTTAGAAATTCGTGTTAAATTTACTTAGGTAATTAAAAGTTTTTCTTAATTCTTTGACAACCAAGCTACACATTGTATGATCTACAAAGCATTTAGTTTGCCTGAATGTTAAACCTTAAACAATTATTTGTTTCAAACGCGAACACTAACTAAACTGATTAAACTCATGAGCGATTATTTCTGATCTGTGTCGTTTCAGCACACCGTTACCAAAACTCGCAAGTTTGACGTTTTTGCTCGTAAAGGCAAAACTGGCTGGGCTTATAAATGCACAATCGAAGCTAAGACTGAGGCCCACGCTAAAGAGCTTGTGCTCGAAGAACATGTTGATCTCCAAAGGCATCAGCTGGCGGTTTACCCTAAACGCTAATTATTTACCTTTGGTAAAGTTACAGAGGCGCCGGGACGCCTGAAGGCTGTCGCGTTTTTATGGGAGTTTAATCACGACATGTGTGGGGTTTGATTCCCCCGGTCCCGACTCACCTATTTACATAAAACTCCCAAACTGCTATGCTCCGCATACGGGCGGCACCGGCCCCAACCAACGTGGCGCGTCTACACTCACATTAAACTCCTATGACCATTAAAACCTCTGAGCTTGTTTCACTAGGTGCAGTTGCCGCTGAGGCATTCGATGACTTCGACACTGCACAGAAACAATTAAACGATTCCTTTGGTATTCCCTACACCGCAGCCAAAGATAACTTGTTGAGAGACGTAACTATTGCCGAGTCAGAAGGCGTAGATCTTCGTCTGTTTTCGGGAGAAGAAAGCCGGTTCCGATTCCCTACCTTTAATACAAACATTGTGGTGCGTATCCACCGTAAGCCCACGCAGCACACCAAGCTGGAAAAGCTCGCGGCGAAAGTTACAAAGCTCGAAAGCGAATTGAAGCTGGCGAAAATGTGTCTAAAACATGAAGCTGAGCAACTTATTGCCGCAGGCGCTTGTGACGAATTTACAGACAAGATTGTCTTAGCCTTCACTCGGATCAAGTGAGACTCATGCTTAACACCATTAACAACGTGATCTGTTACGGGATCGGCACCGTTGCTTGCGCCATCTCCTTCATGGGTCTCCTGGGTGTCGATCCGAATGTGTCAAGTACTACAAATCAATCCTGTAAAAACCATGAAGCAGGTGCCATTCTGTGTAAAACACGCTAATCTCTGCTGAGGGGTCAGCCCCTAAGCGATGGAGTACGCGAGCCCTCTCCACGGAGAGGGTTCTTTACTTGCGTTCCGCACAACAATTTGTCTAACTAACCCAAATGACCACCCATTACTTGCTGACCTGCTCTATTTCTGCAGACGTTCGGCAATCTGTTCAAATCAAGTTTGATGACCTCAAACTTCCTAAAACGGTCGTTGAAACTCTTCAACGCAATAATACCGTTAGCCTCCGTCCTAATCTCTCCAATGCGCTTAAAGCAGAGCTTGATTCACTTCGCGTCATGCAGCGTGATCTTTATGACAGCTACTGCATTCATAGTGGTGACGCTCACTTTGTCACTTCTTCCTACTTTTATCTGGCTAATGAACGAATAAAGGATATTCGTAAAGAAGCTCAGAACGCAAACGACAGGCTCAAAGACCTGTGGGAACAAGAGTTTGAATCCTGGCAGCAAACTGCAGAGGGCATACTAAAACCCCTCTTCCGAGATTCTGACGAATTCAAGTTGGCCTTTGATGCCTACATGAAGTTTTTCCCCACGAAGGAAGAATACAAAGCTCCAATTCGTGTTTCAGTTCTCGGTCCTCTTCCTGTTTCTATGGAACGGGTAAGCAAACCGATTGAGGGAGATTTCCAATCTCTTGTCGCGTATGAGAATCAGATCAACACGCAACAAGTTCTTGAAGCAGCGCGTAACAATGCTGCAGATCGAGCACTTTTAATCGGAGCTGAGCTTCTCGATGATCTTGATGTTCGATCAATTACCAAGATCGGTCGCCAACAAACAGGTGGCGATAAAAAACGCGGTAGCTGGCAGATCACTGCACAGAAACTAAAGCTGATTAGCGACAGCGTACCTGGGTTTGAGAATCTCTCTGATCTAGCAGACCGATTGCTGAAAGCTGGCAACGACATTCAAGCTAATGATCGTGCTGTACGGCAAAAGGGAACGAAGGATTTCTACGCGGTACAGGACGAAATCCGTTCGGAGTTGTCAGAAATCTGCCAAACCCGCGACAGTTCTAAAGGCTTAGAGATGCTCAAGCAATCTCTTGCACTTTCATCTACTTACAAGCTGTTGTGTGACCGCATAAAGAATGCAGAAAACTCAAACGCCCTAAATCTTTTGATCAAAGACGCCAACGTAGAGATTGACATTTACGCTCAGCGTTCCAAACACCTCAACAAATTGATTGAGCAACGTAAGGAATTAATTGGAGCTGCAGGCGAAAATCTTGATCAACTACTTTCTGATTTGAAAGAACCCGAACCTGAATCTAAGGAGATTGATTTCTGATGAAACGACTCTCGTATGCAATCGAATCGACTCAAGGGTTTCTTAAAGACATCGAAGATTACACCAACGATGTTTTAGAAGCAGTTACTTTCACTAATTTCGAGTTTGCTTGCGAGCGGCTCGCCATTGTAAATAACTTGCTCTCTACCGAATGTTGGATCAGCGCAGTCTACATTCCTTTCCCACGGCCTGTGCCTGTGCCTCCACTCAGTAAAACGCATCAGTAAACACCGCACGTACTCCTTCCGCACCATGAACGACGCACTTTTTACTAAGCTTCAGAATTTTCGTGGCGCACTCAATGCCGCGACTTTAGAGCGTGAGTTTGTTATTGACGGTTTGCTAGCGACTCTTTTGAGTAAGCAAAACGCTTTTTTGTTGGGGGTTCCTGGCACGGGTAAGTCTGATCTCGTCCGTAACATTTGTCGAGGGATTTCTAAAGCAAACTACTTCGGATACTTACTCACCCCGACTACAGATCCCTCGGAAGTATTCGGTCCAGTAGCAGTAACTAAACTGCTTAAGGATGAGTACACCCGAGATGTTTCAGGTTATCTGCCTGACGCCCACATCGGTTTTCTGGATGAGCTGTTTAGGGGGAGCTCAGCAATCCTAAACTCGCTGCTGACTCTTCTTAACGAACGCACGTTCAATAACGGTAAAACTGTTGTTGAAACGCCCATCCAGTCTATTGTTGCTGCCACGAACAGTTGGCCTGACGAAGAATCTCTCCAAGCATTTGCGGATCGATTTTTGTTCCGCCCTACCGTGGATGTTCTTCGCAAGCCTGTGTCAAAGCGCCGCCTAGATGAGTGGGCGCTCGGCCTGGTGGATCGACCAGAAGTCGGCGAGCATCTAACTCTTAAAGAACTTCAAGAACTTCAACAGGCAGCCAACGACATTACAGTTTCCGAGGAGTTCCTAGACCGCTTCAGTAACGTCTGGGAAATGCTCTCTAGCCGTAACATCACCATCAGTGATCGTCGGCGAGTACAAATACTTAAGTTCCTTAAGGCTTGGGCTGTAGTTCAAGGTGACGACGAACTTTATGCAGAGCATCTGCACAACAGTTTGATCCATATCGTGTATCAAACGCGAGAGGATCAAGACATCATCAAAGAGGTTCTTGAGCAGGAGATTCCCACGGCGGATCGGGTATTTAATGACGCCAAGCGGGCTGCTGCAGGCATCATGGCGGAATACACTTCGCACTCACACAAGTACAAAGTTAAAGGTTTGGGTGATCTAAATGATTTTGTGGTTAACCTCCGCAAGTATCACAAGGACATGCAGACAGTCCGCGATAAAGTAGGGGAGATTCTGGACGGAACCCGCTTCAGAATGTCTGTGACAACACGGGCATCTGGGGTAAAGCTGCAGCAGAATCTGCAAAACCACTGCGATACCCTGGCCCGTGCAATCAGCGAAATCAGTAGCTGACCGTTTTGATCTAAACGAAACGGACTTCGACGCAGATGGTGTAGCAGTTAAATACGATCAGGATCACAGCGGCAACGACTGTTACCATGTGATCCTGAAATTGGGTGTCGTAGCCACGGTCTCCTCGGCTCATTTAGTGGAGGAGAAAAAAATTCAATTACTTCGTTTCTATCCTGTAGATCAACATGAACACAACAACTCATTCTGAGATCATTCGGATCGTAGACAACGAACCGCTGACACTTGCGTGCTCAGCATTAGCAGATTTTCTGTGGCAAGATTTCATACGTGATGCGCGCCCGATCGTCACTTATTTAATTGATCATTACAACATTAAACAGTTATCACGGTTTGGTAAGGAGATCTTCGAGCGTCTGTACAGTGCTGATAATGTATCCTGGTTAGTTACCGAAGACGCCTACGAGGATTATTTCCGGAAGGTGTGCGATGGAGATACCGCCGCAATCCCAGAAGGTTACAAACCAGAAAACGGGATTTGGTACTCAATCATGAGCGATTTGAGCCAAGCTGCTGCGTGGCCTGAGCTCGTGCGTCGGTCCATGGGCGACCAGTTCAACGCAGGCAACAACGCTGTAAACATCATCAATGAACTCTCTAAAGTAATCGAGCAAGCAATTGAGAGCGGACAATTTGATGTACAGCTTCTAACTTCTGCAGATCAAAAGCTTCAAGAGTTACGCGAACAATATCAAGAGGCGATCGACAAAGGCGACAAAGAGAAAGCGGAACAGATTCGCACTGAGGGTAAGAAACTCGGGGAAGCAATCAACGAAGCGATTCAAGAAGCAAAAGATAAAATTCAAAGCCAGTCGCACAAAATTATCGACAAGGCAGTTGAAAAAAATGATGACATAAATGAGGCTATCAGTGGCTTCCACGGTGGCACCGCCGGCACCGGTAAGCATGGTGCAGACTTAGAGGCAAAGAAAGCGCTTGCAAAAAAACTCCGTAATAACAAAGAACTCGCAAAGCTGACGCAGAAATTAGGAGCGCTCCGCAGGATTTGGCACGAGCGTAAGAAGGCGCGCCGAACCAAAGATACCTACGAATCAATTACAGGCGCTCGGTTTGGCAACGATGTAACCAAAGCTTTCCCGGTGGAAGTAGCTTTGGCTGCGAGCCCAGAGGGCAGCGCACTGTTTGCTCTGAAGTATTCTCAAAAGACACTATTTATCAAAGACTACACATCAACACGTAAAGATATTGGCAAAGGCCCAATCGTCATGTATGTGGACGTGTCCGGATCGATGCACGGCGATACAGAGGTATGGAGCAAAGCTATCGCGTTTGTAATTGCGGAGGAAGCTCTGAAACAGAACAGAGAGATACAGATTTACCTGTTCGACACACAGATCAACGGTTCTGTGAAACTTCAGAAAGATCGTAAAGACAACAAGGAGCTGATCGATTTTGTCTGCACTTGGACCCTCGGCGGAGGCACTAGCTTTAATGCCGTTCTGGGCCACGCGCTGGACAAAGCGAAGATCTCAGAACGAGCTGATGTGCTAATGATTACAGATGGACACAGCGAAGTTCATGATAATTTTATTAGGCGCTTAAACTCCTTTAAGCAAGCCAGCGGTGTTCAGTGGAGCACAGTCTGCATCAATACAGACATCCCTAGTGTTTGCCGTGCCTTTAGTGACGAACTCTACTCAGTCAATTTGTATAATCCGGACGTAGCAGTTGACGCTATCCAAAAATGTTTAAGGTAAATCACCAATGAACTATAAACCGCTCGCTAACGAACTGAGTGAACTCATTGATGAATATGAAATTAGGGACACAACAGAGCAAGCTAAACAAAAGTGTAACATAGGTGACTTTTGGTTTAATTCAGAAACAGGTCAGTTATACGTTTGTCACGGAAAAGTTTTTGGGAAGCTCATTTGGTCTAAGGTCGACGGCATAGAATGGATTGAATGACTATTGAATCGCCACTACTAATTACTCTGGCGATGCTTTTGGAGATTCAAGAGGAATACTGTGTGCGAGAAATTACAATAGATGATCTACAAAACTGGGTAAGCAATTGTATTTATACGTCAATCTATGACGATGATGCACAGAAAGAAAAAATTAAAATAACATATAACGATTGCAGTATCGAATATTTATATAACTGTCTGTTATTTTCTATTGTCAAAAACGAAACAGAGGAGGGGTTCTTAACCGGTGTGTCCTATGACGTAGCAATAAGTTTAAAACCTTATCTTCACGATTTTTTCGGTACGGATCGAATACCCGTCTTAAAAGCAGCTATGACTCTCCTATCTGAAGACATCGAAGAGGTAAGCTCAAAGCTCGCGGGAGACATCCACAACTGGTCTGAAAACGTCGCGCTGGTATTCAGTGGCTTGGGTTACACAAGCTGAGGAAAACTAAAAAGAACCTTAAGTCTCCTGATACCGGGATTGCTTTCCTGTCTTCCCTTTCTACGCTTATTCAGTCATTCACAGTGTTTGACATGAATTTCCAATTCTGTCTAGCCGGAACTCCTATCGAACCCCACGAAGCGGTGGCTCTTCTTGAGATCGCAGCTCCTAAAGGGTCTTCAAAACCTATGATCGACATCAGCACGATCATCGACACAAAAGAGCTCAACGCTTCCAAGCTTTTCGAGCTCGCCGTTTCCAAGCAGAATCAAGACCTTGCGTCGCTTGCTTGGAAGATCTCTGTCCAACAGAAGCAACCCGCGACATTCGGCGCCCCCAAACTCAAGGTTGTTTCCAGCGTCAAGGAGCCCACTCTCGAAGGGATCATCGAGCAGCTTAACGGTACCAACTCGTACTGTGCTCTTGGCACCGCGATGCTGCTGAAGGCGACCAGCTTTAAGCAGTGGGTCACCCTACGCGAAACGGCGACGTATTTCGCTGGTGAGATCGTAAACAAAAAGCTTGGGTTCCCCACCTCTAAGTTCTTACGCGGCTTTGAGATGGTGGAGGGTAAGCCCACGCCGATCGACCTCAGCAGCGGCATCGAGCGTAAGCATACGTTCCACGTGTCGCCGATGTACATCGCGCTGCGCGAGGGTCTTGTGTACTGCAAGAAGCACGGCCTTGTGGAGCAAAAGCAGATGCTGTCCGTGGGCGCCCCGTACTCCAAAAACAGTTCTCTGCAAATCGACAGCACTCGGCGGATCTATTACAAGATCAATTGCTCCAAGCGTGGTCTCCAACTGGTCGAAATGTGGGCGGACATGGATCGCTATATTGAGAAAAATTTTGAACTGCAGGCGGTTAGCTGATGGCCTCTGAGAATCCGTATGAGAACGAACTCATAGAAGCTTTAGCAGATTGTTTTTGTATTGCTGCCGAGGTTCTAGATTCTCAGTCAATCATCTGTTGCATCCAAGCAGCACTCGATCTACAAGTCAAGTATCACCAAGGTCAGTACGAACTTTTTACAGCCGTTAAAAGTTCTATAACCGAGGTCTGATTCCATCCACGTGCGCTGCCTAAGGTGGCGCACTTTTTTTCTTCTTATGGATTTTATTTACGTCGACACCGATCTCAAGTGCCAGGAAGCACTTAAAGAACTTGCTGGGTTTGAAAAAGTCGTCCTCGATACAGAGACCACGGGGCTGGACAGTTGGATCGCAAAACTGCGGTTGATCCAATTGTGCTCAGCATCAGTCGACGATATAACCAAACCCGTATACGTGTTTGATGCTTTTAAAATTAATATAGAACCTGTGTGTCGCTATATCGAATCACGTAAAACTCTGGTAATTCACAATGCAAACTTTGACCTACAGTTTTTATATTCGGTAGGCTGCGATTTTAAGGGGAACATCTTTTGTACATACGTCGCTGAACGCATCCTGCGGGCAGGTTTTAAAGAGAAACGAATCGCGCCTCAAACAAAGAAACCTTATTTTGCGGACGTTTCGTGTGGCCTTAAAGCTGTTGCCGAACGCAGGTTAGAAATCGAAATTTCAAAAGAAGAGCAGGTTAGTGATTGGGGAGCAGAAGTCCTTACAGAAAGTCAACTTGAATATGCGGCTAAAGATGTTCGCATCCTACCGTTGATCGCTAAGCAACAGTTTGAAGAACTTAAAGAGGAGAATCTGTTAGGGCTTTATTCGATCGAGAGCAAGTGCATCCGCCCCGTGGCACAGATGTGTAAACGAGGGTTCAGTGTAGATATCGCAAAATTAAAAAAACTAAAAATCAAAATAGAAACTGAACTTAACAACAAAACCGAAGAGTTTGTAATGCAGTTAGACGCGCGATTACTTGATGATAGGAAGCTTCCAAGGAGAGACGACGGAAGCTTAGCCATAGGTAAAAAACGTGCAAAAGAGTTTAATCCAAGCAGCCCTGCTCAGTTGATTGCAGCATTTACTGAATGTAGTATCGACTTACCGGTTGATCAAAAAACCGAGAAGACGACTTTAAATCAAGTAGCTCTTGCTGAATTCGATAGCGAAGATCCCACGCTAAGGCTGTACCGGGAACGAGCCAAGGTAGAAACACGTTTAGAACACGTAAATAAACTTCTCGATAATGTAAATCCTGTATCGCATAGGCTGCACTCAGGATATAACCAAGTAGGAGCAAACTCTGGTCGTTTTACAAGCAGCGGCGCTCCTAAAACAGCTAAAACAAAAACTAAAAGTATTTTTAGTGTAAATATCCAACAAGTACCCCGATCAAAAGACTTCCGAGAGACGTTTGTCGCAGCACCCGGGTTCAAATTAGTTATCTGTGACTGGGCTCAGATTGAGTTGCGGTTAGGCGCTGAACTGATCAACATACCTCAAATGAAGAAAGCATTTATTGAAGAAATTGACCTACATACACTTACGGCTAGTTTGATTTATAAAAAACAGATACAGGACGTAACAAAAGATGAGCGTCAAGATGGTAAAACACTTAACTTTGCCCTGTTGTACGGCATGGGCTACAGGAAGTACAAAACATATGCTGCGCAAAGCGGCAAAATAATCTCTTTATCAGAGGCAAAGGTCGCCCACACAGGTTTCCACGCTGCTTACCCGCGTTTGAGGATCTGGCACCAGGAGCGAGCTGCATTAGTGGCGGATGGATGGACCTATACCAGAACTGCCTGCGGGCGGCGACGGTTGCTGAGCTACGACGACGCCACAATGATGTGCAGCGCAAATACTCTGATTCAAGGTTCGGGCGCCGACATCCTAAAAATTGCAATAGCGCAATTAAGTGAGCACCTTAACGAAGACGCATATTTAGTAGCGTGTGTTCACGATGAACTTGTCCTTGAAGTACGTGAGAACCTTGCGGAAGAGTATAAAAAAATACTGGAGTTGATTATGATCCAAGCCGCACAAAATGTATTAAGATCTGTTCCAGCATCAGCAGATGCCAGTGTCGGCGACTCTTGGGCCGCTAAATAGAATGGACTTACTTAAGATCCCCAAAAACCCCGAAAAGGAAGTGTTTACCGTAAAACACAACGGCAGTTACTACGCTGTTATTACGGGAGATGATGTGCTTTATGTGAGCCCGGAAGTATTTGATTCCCCTTTAAAAGCTAGTAACCACGCTCGGTCGATAAAACGACAGCACAAGATCGACGTAAAGATTAAAAAAGACCAAAAACCTGAGGTGTTAAATAATAAGACTAAAATACCTAGGAAAAATAAACTCTACACTGAAGCCGAAATGGCCTCGGAAACACAATTAAAGTTTCGTGAGGTCTGGATTATCCTTGACTCATGGGGTCGCTATGCCAAAACTATTATAAAGAACAACACCGTGGTGGAGTACGCCTCAAATAAGGAGAAAGCCCAACGGTTTAGCAGTTATGAGGAAGCCATTCTTCAATTAAAAACTTTAGATATGGTCGTCAAACGCGGGCATAAACTTCAGCGATTTTTCGAACGTAAAGATTGACGCGATGAAACCGCTAAGCTAAAGCAGTATAATCAATAAAGATCCGGCTTTTAACTAATGGCTCGCCGTCGTTATAACCTTGATTTTGCTGGACAGTCTTTCGGGTTTGAACTGCCCTCAGTTACCGAAGAAGACGGCGAGACGAAAACGGAATCAGTTTTAGCAGATTACTTCCCAGAAATTAAATTTTCCTTCGGCTCAAAAACCCAGCGAGGGGGTCGTTTAGGGCGCGCTGCTACTCAGGTTACTCCTGAACTTATGTTGAAACAAAAAGAAGTTGCGACTCTGGGAGGAGGTGGTCCAATTACCGTTGCCCCAACTTTTACTAATACTTTTACTCCTCCTCCTGCGGCTCCGGCGCCCGCACCGGTTCAAGAGGCTCCGAAACCGTCCCGACCTGCGATCTCAACGGCTTATGGCGTGAGCTCAAAGTATTTCGGTCACGAAGACTATTTCAGGAATTTAGAAGCTGGTTATACTCCTGCTGAATTAAAAGAATACATCATCAAAAATGAACAACTCCTCAACCCTGAGTCTTCCAATGTACGAGGTGGTGGAGGTCTATTTGATCAGATCATGAAGGGTCAAGTGCAAGTACAAACCGGTCTCCCTACCACGCCTGTTACTCTTAAAACAGAATCGGCTCCTTCTGCGCCGCCTGCTCCTAAGTTTGAAAATCCTTTACAAACCCAGTCTTTTGTGTCAGCTCCGCAAACCCCTCAGCCACGGGGTGAAATCTCTACTAAGTACGGTATTGACCCAACCTATTTCGGTGGGGAAGACGTGACAGCAGCTAAATCAATGGGTTACAGTGCTGGAGAAATCCTAGATTACATTGAACGCACTAAAGCTCCGTTGCGTGGTACTCATGTTCGTGGTGGCGGTGGGCTTTACGATCAGCTTATGAAAGAAGCCGGACGCGCATAATTTAAAATTTTGAGCGGACAATATACTCTTCTTCTGCGGCACAAAAAGACAAAACTATTAACACCTATTCAAGCAATCGATACAAACCACGCGCAAGCGCAGGCGCAAGATATTGCACGTGCTCTTAATATAAGCGAATTAGAACTTACGTATGAGCAACATGAAGGCAATGAACTTTCGATATTGTTCGAAAAGCTTGCTTTAAATACTTTTAACCATAAAGACTGCGATTTATGGACAGGAAAAGTTACAAATAACTGCCCGTGCGTCTATGCGTTCGGCAAACGATTTTATGTTAGAGACATAATACTTAGATATTTAAATATTCCCAAAGATAAAAGTGTGGCTAAGCCCAGTTGTAAAAATAAAAACTGTGTAAATCCATATCATTTTGAATATCACGAGAATCAAAATTCGAAATTAACTTGCGGCGACACGAAACTGCTCCTAGCGTACCGAAGCCAAGGCGTCCGGATTGACCAGATCGCTAAGGCCCTTAACGTCCACCGTTCGACCGTCTACCGCAAACTGAAGCATGAACGTCTTTCTATTGGGGCTTCGAATCACAGCTGAGGCTCAAGAAGATGATGGAACTCTCAACGTACTCGCTGAGGCGCTTCCTTCAAATGACAAACGTGTCGCAACCAAAGTCCAATTAATCCAACAAAAAAATCATTACGTTGGCAAGCTTTTAAAAAACCTCAAAGCTGACGACACTGTATTAGCCATTGGCCCGACCCGTCCAACTCCGGACGGCGTTCTGCAGATGCAGCCCATGCTCGTGGTGACCAAGGAGAACTTCGATGATCTCCTTGCCATCAATCTCTTTATGGCCACGGGTGGTTTGGGTCCCAAGGCAGAGGAAGTTGAGCTCGGCGATACGACCGTAACCAACCGATCTCTGGCATGGCAATCCGAAAACTCTGAAACCAACTGGTTCAAGCTGACCGGCTGGGCAGAACTTTCCAAACAACTTGCTGAACTCTCGCCCGGAACACCGACAATTGCAGTCGGTAAAGTTTCCACGAGTGAGAAAGACGAAAAACTTTATCTCAACTACAACGTTGACAAAATTCTGTATTTACCCAAATCAACTAAATCTGCACCTAAAAAAGCTGCAGACCCTGAGAAGGGTAAAGTAGCCGCCGCTGCTATCGGTTCGATTGATTTTTCGCTCTGATTTACGACCATGGTTTTCATTGCCGGCCAATTTTCTGCGGACGAAATTCTCTGTAATGTTCCGCCGCACACTCTCAGGATCGATCTTCAAGCCCGCCGTTGGAAGTCTGACGTAGACCCTGACAGCGCCATTGTCGATAAAAACGACAATGGTATTCCCATCGAGTTTATTCTGCTGGGTTTTACACCCTACTTTGGAAATCTTGGACTTCGTAATCAAGAGGAGTTCTTGCGGATCGCTTACGTGGGTGTCAGCCCTAACCACAGGCTGCTGCCGCCTCGGTGCGTTACGACCTCAATGATCTCAGGTAAGTCTTCTCAGAAGAACTTCATCAGTTATTTTCAGACTTTGTATAACAACAGGATTAACTGTGCCTCTGTGATTACTGCTTGCAAGTTTGTTACTCGCAGCTTTAACGAAAGGGATCCCGTCACCGGAGCTGACGGCGCCAAAATCAACTTCAACGCACTCGAATTCTCCGACCGCCCCGCTGCGAGCGAAGAAGAAAAAAACCTAATCGAAGACGTAAATGCTTGGCTTTCCGACAAGGGCACACCGCTCATCACAGCAGCGCTCAAGTCTCACATTCCTGGATCGGATCTGGTTGAACTTCCACTTGGGTCAGATCACACGGAGATTAAGGCCCAGTTTGCTGCAACGCGTGGGGCGCCGGCTGATCGTTCTTTGCCTTCAGCTAATGTTGCTAGCAAAGCTCTTAAAGCTGCTAGTGTGGATGATGATGCTGAAGTCAGCGCGCCGCCTTCGCCAAAGACTAAAAAGGCGGTTGAACTGACCGAAGAGCAAGCGAAAGCTTTGGGTCTCGACTTCTAAACCTTTAAAAAAAGTTCAAGGGGTCGTAAGCGACCCCTTTTTTTATGAAACGTAAGCTTGTGCGGTCAAAAGTTGGTTCCTATTGGTGTTCGCTTTACGCCAATCAGATTGAATCGGATGTTTGGAACATAGGTCTCATCGTTAATAAATCCAAGCGGGCAAGTAACGACTGGTTTGAGCGGCGTCAAAACAAACGAAGCCGAAGAGCAGCAAGCGAACGAAAGAAAAAATCTCTAAGGCAATTTAAAAGTTGCGTAGACAACCTCTTCGTCTTGCTACGTCAGCTCCCCGCAGGTGTCCACGCGGTGATAATTAATGATTTTCAGAAGGCCAGAGCGCTGTCCAAATATGTTGAGCGCTTTGGTTTTATGCCGATTCCGAAGGGTGATCAGCTTGTGTGGGTTCTAACAGCTCAGAAAAGGGAGGAAGTTCTACGCCCGTCCAAACACACCACCTAACTAACTGAGAAAATAAATGCCCCTTGAGTTGGTACTGCTGGTGGATTGCCTCAAAGATCTCTAACAAATCATCTTTATCTAACTTACGGGCATCCATCATTACGCGCTGGTGCATAAAACTCTGCTCAGGCGTAAACCACTCAAGATTTAACATAATCTTTAGAGCGTACATAGCTACTTTAGTCATTATTTACTGGACGCGCCCGACTGGACTGGCTAAGCTCAGCAGACCCTGATTTCCCGGGTAGTGGACGACTTCTACAGCATCCCAAACGGCGTGACTCACGCGCTAATAAAACACAGTTACATCACAGGTAAAATTCTTGTTCCTCACGATCCACTCGGCGTCTTAAGCGACCAGCTTCAATCTCATAACTACACCGTTATCAGGAACGAAGACGAAAGCAACCTGACCGATCCGATATGGTGGGTCTCGGAAAAACAGAAGGGTTATGACTGGGTAGTCGCCTGCACTATGGGTCTGCCTCAGTACAGCGAATACATCCTCGAATACGGAATCCAGATTGCGACTCAGGGCATCGCAGTATTGGATCGGCTTTCGTTCATTGAACCTGTCGCCCGACGCAAGACGTTCTTGCTGAAGAACAAGCTCAGCAACATGATCGTGCTCAATCCACGCCCGAAGTTCAGAGCAATGGGTAGCACTAGAGACTCAGTAACTAGCTGCTGGTTTTTATTCCAAACTCCCGAAACCTGGCGCGATGGCACTCAAGTGACATTTGGCTTAGATTGGGACCGCGTTGATCCGTTGCCTCCTTTAGAGTAATGACATCAAGATCACATAAGTTCGAGGCATTTCAGAAGTCCATCTTTGAGCAACTGATAGAAACCAACGCCAAACTTGACAAGATCTGTGCTTTATTGGTTTCCAATCAGCTCTTACAAGAATGCGTATCCCCTGAGGGAGAAGCTCGATCTGCCGTTGACTGCGCGGAGATTGTTACTGAAAGTTTTTGCGCAGGCATGTGCCTCTCCGAAGACCTGAATTCACGCAGCAAAGAATTCGAATATCAGAAATCTGAATTCTTTGTGGACTCAGATGAAGACGAAAAGATTGAAGAAGACAGCGAAGAACATAATGACGATGATGATAACTCTCCGCCGCGACACCCTTCTCTGACTTTTAGATAAAAACAAGTTAGTATCTGTTTAATTCGACACAAATTTGTGTCTCAAACACGGCTAACTCTTAAGGGTCTACGGCACTACAATTGCGCTGGTGTTCCAAAACCGCTACCTTCGGTAACGAGCATTTTATCGGCCACGCAATCGGAGGAGACGCGTAAAAAACTTGCGCACTGGAACATCATGAATCCAGGTGCGCTTGAAAACGCTGCTGCGCGTGGGACATTCATCCACAACGCGGTCGAAAATTGGATACGCGGGTTGCGTGTCGAACCGCCGCGTGAGTACATGCCCTACTGGGAAGGGATGCCGGCAAAACTAGAGGAGTTGCTAAACGAAGGCAAGGTCCTTTGGTCCGAAAAACCCTACAACCAGCCTCAATGGTCCCGCTATACGGGTGAGGATGGCGTGGGTCGAATCCATTACTACGACAAAAACACCGGCTATGGTTACGCCGGTTGCTGCGATATTATTTACGTTGACGGAAACGGGGAGATAATTCTGGGGGATTTTAAAACCTCAGCTGGTCCGTACAGTTATCGGTTCCCACGTGCAGACTCAAAGCTCGACGATAAAACTCGTAAAGCTTTGATCTCAGGAGTCTTCAAACTTAAGAAAACCCAGCTTCAATTAGCAGCATATAAGATTGCTGCCGAGAGTTGTTTAGGTATAAAGATTGATAAGACTCAAATTATTGTCTCAACTCCGAGCCCAGAATATTCCGTTCAAGTATTTACTTTCGGTAAGAACGATGTGGAAAAACACGAGGTTCAGTGGATGGAAGTCATCAAACAATTTTACGAATTACAAAAAGCGATTTAAAGGTTTCTTCTGTGGCCACGCGGGGTCGCGCGTGTCACAATAGCGGGGCGGGATCAAGCGATGAAGTTTTATTACAGCCGAAATAAAGAGGTCCGGAATCACGTCAACTCTCGGACCGGCAAAATCTCGGCTGGCGGCAACTTCAAAGCATTCAACGAGAACTGGGAGGCTCAGACCGATACCGTCCAGGCTATTGCTGATAACGTCACGGAAGGCCATGGTCTGTGTGCGTGGCACCTTAACGACGGTAAAAGATCGCGAAACGAAACCGGTTGTATAAAAGCTGGTCTGTTAATTATCGACGTTGATAATCAAGCTGACGGTAAAGATAAAGATGGAAACAAAATACAAGATCAACAGTTAGATGAAACTCAAGCACTCGAATTAGAGATCTGCAAAAAATATCTGAGCTTTGCATATTACTCGCCAAGTAATGAAGAAGGCTGGCCTAGGTTTCGTTTAGTTTTCGGCTTAGAAAAAGAGATTATCGATACTGGGTTTTATCAGTGGCTAACTCGGGAAATCTCTAAACAGATCCCAGGCTCAGATATCCGCGCAACGCAAGTACCGAACCTGTTTTACGGAGCAAAAGAAAATTCAAAACTTATTTATATAAGTAAGAACTACATACCAGCTAGCAAAATTGACGAGGCAAACCAAAAATATTTATCTCTACCTAAAGACACAACTGATCGCGGGGGTGCCCACGAAGCTCTGGAAGCCCGTGTGGATCCTACGGGAGTCAACCTTGAGCAGCTCTTAGCTGCAAGCGTTCGAGGCATCCTCGACGGCGAAGAGGTCGAAGATCGATCCTTTGCCATGGCGGCGGCACTGAAGGAGATAATCGGCTGGTGTAACTGGCTGAACGAAGCGGGGGTTGCGGTTCGTAAACACCCCCTTGACACAGCGAACCAAGTGTTCGAGAATATCTACGAGTACGACCCCCAACTCGACGGCAAATTTGACCGGATCCTAGGCAGCATCACGGATGTTGCTTCCCTCAAGCCAGCGATCTCGATTGCATCGGAATCAGGGGAGGTAGCAATCTGGAAAAAGATAAAAACGCAAGATCGCGTTTTGTTTGATGCCGTTTGCCCAGATACGGTTAAAAATCAACTTAAAAGTCAGAAACCGAAGCCTTCAAACTCAATCCTGACGTTTGAAGACCCAACATTAACACCTCAAATTACATCAACAAAAACAACGGATACTCCTATGGCACCCACGCCAACTCCTTCTTCCCCTGCTCAACTCGTTCAGCTTCAGTCCAACAACAAACAGTTCTCAGAGAACGACATTGCCGACGTAATCGTCAACAATTACGGCGATAAGTTCTTGTTCGATTCCAGCTTGGATGAGTTCTTCGCGTACGACGAAGATGAGGGTATATGGTACATAAACGACGAACATCACATTAAGCGCCGTATTGTAAAAACTCTGGACACCTTTGTCACCGCAGGGGTTTTGCCAAAGTACAACTCAGCTACTGTCAGCTCTGTCTTCCATATCCTTAAGGCAAAGCTGCTGAAGTCCATTGACGGCGGACGCAGCTCAATCTGGAAGGCGGGACGCGGCAAAATCGCTTTTAGAAACGGCGTCTTCGACACCAAAGATCAATCTTTTAAAGACGGCAATCAGAAAGATCTGTTCTTTCAGACGAAACTTGCCTACGATTTTGACCTCAGTGCCACGTGCCCCGAGTTTTTAAAGTGGCTCGGATGGGCTGTCGGAAGTGACAAAGTAGTCTTAATCCGGGCTTACTGCCGTGCTGTTCTGACGGGCTATACAACAGGCGAGAAGTTTCTGCACCTGATCGGCGCGGGTGGCTCGGGTAAATCCACGCTGCAGCAGGTGCTAATTGCGCTTGCTGGTTTCAGCGGCACTCACACCAGTGATCTTGAAACGATCGAGACAAACCGATTCGAGGCTCATAGCTTGATCGGTAAGCGCCTGTTGCTACTGACGGACGAAGCTTCGTTCAGCAAACGTTTGGACACTCTTAAGAAACTTACCTCCGCATCTGACACCCTGCGCGCAGAACGTAAGTACGGTACTCAAGTTATAAACTTTAAACCCGAACTGCTGGTCTCGATCGCAAGTAACGAGCACATCAGCTCCTCGGACATCAGTAGCGGTCTTGAGCGTCGGCGTCTGACGATCGTGATGAACAACGTTGTGCCGCCATCACAAAGGCGAGATCTGATTAGTGTGTACTCCGATAGAGTCGAAGGTGAGCTTGCCCCTGAGCTGCCGGGAATCGCTGCCTGGGCACTCAACATGCCGATCGACGAGATGCGCGAGGTGTTGGCCAACCCCGTCAAGTTCTGTCCACATCTGAACGCTACGAACCTGGAAGCTCTGGTATTCAACAACCCGATTTGCGCATGGCTTGCAGAATGCTGCTTGTACGCTCCCAATAGTCACACCACGCTCGGCGGTGGCGCTTTCCGACCCAGCATTGACGAACAGGAACGCGGTCTTTACATCAAAAACGCGTATCAGGAGATTTACGCGTCCTACGCAAACTTCGCTAAGTCAAACGGATACAAGGCTGCAGCTAAACCACGTTTTGTGGATCGTTTAAAAGAAACTGTAAACAACGTGCTCAAGATTCCTGGTGTTGAGCCCAAGTTTGTAAATGGTCGTGCGGTTGTTAAAGGTCTAAGACTGAAACCTTATGACATGACGACAGATCGGGCATCCTGCGGTGACACGCGTCTGCCGTCACCTATAGAATACGCGTCGAATCCAAATCTTTGGGACGCTGCTTTTGCAGCACACGATACACCAAAACAAGACGACACCATTAATTGACATGATCGGCAAAACATTTGGTGCCATTATTGGACTCGGTGCAGCCTCCAGCATCACAGCTTTAGTGCTTGCACCGTCTCTTTATCCCGCGAGCATGGCAGCCATGGGCGGTGCGCTGGGCGGAGCTGCAGTAGTGAACGAATCAAGGCGACGCCGAGAGCAAACCGTTGTAGAGGCAACCCGAGTGGCTGCCGCCTTCAACGGTCTTTATGAAATCAACAAGGGTCTGGTGAGTCCACAGCAGCTTAGTTTTATGTGCGGGGTGCCGATCCAAAAGACGACTATTTTTCTAAAAGCTCTTTGCGAGCAACAAGGTGGAAAGCATATCCCTACAGAACGCGGCGAGGTATTTAACTTCCCGCATCCTACCAGCGTGTTAGATCAATTGACCTCGAATGCGCAAGCGTGGGCCAAGAGTCAGACGGATCCTTTGCTGCAAGAGAATGCAACCCTTAAAATCGAAGTGTTGCGCCTCAACGCAGTCCTTAGCCGTCAGCCGTCTCAGATACAACCAAAACCATTAAATAATTCTGAAGAACAAGTTGACCCTTGGAATAAGCTCTTATGATAAAGGAACGCGCGAAGGCGAGTATGAGCCGGGCCTAATTAAGCCCGGCTTTCGCTTTAGAGATAATTCCAGCCAGCTAATCCAGAGTTGCTGTCCTGCAAAGCCGCTTCCAGCAGAGCATCGCGTATAACGGGAACTTGCTTGCCAATAAGCTGCCCGACTTGCTGAGCGATTAAACGGTGCTCTTGTTGCGTCCCAGGCGCATTCCGCAACCCGACATAAAAGATCCAACTACGAAGCGTGCCCATCATGTGAAGGCGGGTCGGAACGCACATCAACAAAATGTTACGGGCACATTCCTTCGCCACGCCTGCGTTAACCATCTCGGCGTACAGGTCCTGAGATTCCTCAAACAGATCAATAATTCGCTGCCGGAAACCGCGCTCCGCTTGATCGTCATCAAAGGCAAAGCTGTTTTGTCGATTTTTAAGATCCTGCGCCCGAAGCTCGAATAGCGGAGCGTCATCGACGACCTGTTCAAGGACATCAGAGGGATCGCAATACCTTTGGCTCGTTTCCTGGAAAGTGAAGGAGCGGTGCCTAATGATCTGTGGCGAAATTGCCCGAGTCGTAATAATCTCAAACGAAGCACAAACCTGCTCAAACACACTCCAATGACCGTGTTTGATGCAGTAGTTCAGGAGACGGACCGCTTCCCCACGGTCTGGATCTTTCGTGGAAACCCGGGCGTGGGCGGCAACAATCCGCTCAGCTTCCGGGGTTATCCAATCAAGACAAACCGAATGAAGCTTATTGCTCGCCACCGTGTTTGATTACTTTTGACCCAGGAATAATAGCCTCAGTAATACGCTCTACCAACCCCGGATTCCGTTTGGGTAGTTCCCCAGCCATACGCTGAGTCACGTAGGGCATCGAGGCGGGATCAGTCTGAGTGGCGGGTCCGGCGAAACGCATTGTCAGGTCCTGGGAAAAGCTTCTTGGTAACGAAGACGGCGGGTAACTTCAGAGGGAGTAATCCCAGCCAGCTTGTACGGTTCTAAACCGAGGCGCTGACCGGCCATCCGAATCGGAAAATCGGTGTCCCTCATTTGCCTTTTTGTAATTTAGCGCGAGCAATTGACATCAAATTATCCATCATGTTATGCGTACTTAAAGGATAATCGGTCTGTTGCAGATGAGTATTTAAGAAGTTTTGTTTCGCGCCAGCCAACGCAGCTTGCATACGCATCCGCTGTTGGGGAGAGCCCTGCTGCAGCGACATCAAATACTGCGACTGACTCATGTCATCGGGACTATCCGGCAGAGGAATAGCCTTTTGGTTATAACCAGCGGGACCGGTCAGCGCAGTGCTTTTTTTGATATTGCCCTCAGCGTATTCGACGGGTCCCACGGGGGGCCGGACATATGCACCGCGATCATGCTCCAGTTGAGAAGCAATACGGTTGGCATTATCGAGCTGAGCGACACGACGGATGCCCAGCAGGGGCTCTTGATTAATCCCGCCAAGACCAGGAGGCGCCATCAACATGGCCTGGTTCTCGGGGATTTTATTGGGCCCTGAGCCGGGTAAAATCGCCACTACTGATCGCTCCTGTTAGCCGAACGGTCTCTAACTCTTATATTACTCGAACTATTATTCAGCGGATTGTGATCTTTGTGATCAACATCTTTGCCGTCACCTTTGCTCACACGTCCGTCACGCTCTAAATGACGACGAGCTTTGTTGCGTGCAGCCCGACGTTTTTTCTGTTCCGCAGTTCCGTGAAAAGAATCATACTCTTCGCGGTAGTCTCTGTCGGGCACGAAATTACTTATTCTTAACTAATTGTAGGTACAGGGAACAGCCACGGCTTACCAAATCGCTGGTCTTGAGAATCAAGGCGACTATGGTCCCGAACGAACTCTGCCAGATCGCGCTGATATTGCTGAAACAGCCCTGTATAACAGTAGTCACTGGGGGTATAAAACTCATAAAGTTCATCCAAGAACTCAGTTTTCGACTGCTCCCAGGAGGTGTCCCAGGTAGTCAGGACCTGTTCTAAGTCAAATGCCACGGTGAGTTTGTAAGCGAGAATACGTGAGCATCACGAGTCTAAGCAGACCCGTAAAAGAGTTTGGCGATAATTCATCATTCGCGCCATTTCACGGGTCTCTAGATCCCCTAACGGGCTGTTATCTTCGTCCCAGTTAAAGGTCTTAAAGTCGGCACGTTGCTGAGCGCAACGCTCAATATTTCTCCAGTCAATCATCATTTGTAAGCTTTAATGTACCAACCACTGTGAGGCGACTCCACTAGCCACCGGGGACCCAGGTTTTTCTTTGAGTAGGACTTGGCGTTCCCGTTGGTGGATTCGTATCCTCCACGAATTAGGTTAAGGTCGCCGAAGGGATCGTGGACAATATATGCGGTTCCGCTTTCATTGCGTCCGATAACGATGATCCAATGACCCCCGCCGGTGGGGTTATCGACGGAACCCTTATGAAGGATCCCGATGGGAACAGGGATACCTTTATCTAACTGTTCATCAAGCGAGGCCCAGCTTCCGTTTTGTTTAAAGTCGGCTTTCACTCCGTAATCTTCTAAAGCTGCGAGCTGCGCAGCGGCAGACGTAGTATCTCCGTTTTTATATACCGTATTTATATACTCATCATCTGATTTAATACTATTAGGTTTTAGATACTTCAGCAGCATCGCGCAGGAACTTGAGAAACAAGTCCGCATCGGATCCCGCTGATTATCTCGTTGAGAATAATACGGGACGTTTAAGATCCGAGGTGCTGCCTCTGTAGGTTCCGTCACCTCAGGTTTGGGGTCGTTAATAATCTTCCAATGGCTGGGATAAAACCACCACGGCTTGTCGGGCTGCGCTTCAAGTTGCACACGATAATGAGTCGCACCCGGGACCATTGTGATGGTCTGCCAAACGTGGGCGGAACCCTTGGGCACAAAGAGTTTTTCTTCGGCGGCAAGCGCACTGGATGCGAGAGGTTTGCGTTTCAACCACGTGTCGCGCTGAGCCAAAATCGAGTGCGCCAAAGCCGCGTTTAAAGGCTTTGATAAAAATAACTGCTTTTCCTTCTCGCGCCGGATTTTTAATCCTTCGCTTATTTTTCCGTCTTGGACCTTAACCCACCGCAAAAATTCGGACGCAACGATCTGTTTCGAACAGTTGTCATGCAGCAAACGCAATAATGTTGAGCTACCGAAAGCGCCGAGACCGACGTTATAGGCAAAGCTAACTAAAGCATCGAATTCGTTTTGATTAACCTTTACTTTTAAGTAATTGTTGACTCCCTGCTCAAAAACCTGTAAGTCCTCTTCAAACAAACGATCCGCTTCTTCTTTTGTGATACGCATTTGGGGGCCGATCTCAGGGCCGGTCGTACCGTATCCAATAGTCCAGATTCCGGCCTGGCATTGATACGAAACTAACTCAAGCCCTTCGAATTTCTTTATAAAGTCGACCCCGCTTGAGGAGACTTTCATCAGGTGCTGGTAACGTCGATGCCCACGCGGTACTCGGCACCGCTACGTCCCTTCAGTTGAATGTAGGTGTAGAAAGCACCCGAGCTGTTGATCGTGGTGGAGCTAACAGCGGTAGCGCGGGTGCTGAACTTCGAGGGAGCAGCAGTCAGCACGCCCGAACCATAAGAATCTAAAACAATCACGTCTCCACAAGAGTTCTGATTGCGGATCGCCACGCGCATGATGCCGGTAGCGTTTACGGTCAGTTGGTAATAATCGGAGATGCCGTAGATGCCATCAGCGGCGTATTCACGAGACGAGGCAGAGACAACAACCACACCGCTAGCATTCAGGGTCCGACGCTGATCGAAATGCGTGGACTCAGTGCGGCGGGAAGTATCAGTAATACCGCTATTAATAACGCCATCCAGCTCTAAGTTCTTGGTAAACTGTGACATCAACGGTTCCTCACGATAGTTATATTTTAAGCGAAAATCCATGTTCGTTTATACCCGCCGCCAAGTAAAATTTATTTAGCAAAGCAGAAAGTGTGGGACCCGAGGCCTTGATTGCAGCATTTGCCACGCTGGCTGGTGTGCTTACGTGGTCTCATCAACAGAGACAAAACGTTTTAAATGAGCGGTTTAGCTCAATAAAGAAACGATTAGAGCAGGTAGAGAAAGATATAGTTGACTTCCCGCGTGTATATGCGTCCAAGACTGATCTTAATTCAGGATTAATAGATATTAAAGATCGTTTAAACCATATTAATGACAAATTAGATCAATTAATACTGAGCAGAATCAATGAAAAACCCTAAGTACAATTTTTGGTGTGCAGTAATTTATGAAATCGTAAACGCGTTTGCACAACACTACAAATCCTTAAGAACAAATAAAATTGTAAAATTACTTTTAAATTACTGTAAGCACGATTGGGTGCTTTGGAAGGTTGAATCTACGCTGCGGGATCTTGAGGTGCAGACTGAAAAAATAAAAAAGCAATGGGAGGCTCAAGAGCCTCCAAAATTCTCAATAATCGAGCACGAGCCCGATGGGTCAAAAGCTCAAGAGCTGCTCGGAGGCGCAATCGAAATCAAAAGTAATTTTAAACGCGACTGACTAAACTTAAATAGAAGGGTTTATCACATATGGAACAACTTCTCACCCACCTCCAACAACTGATGGCGATTTTATTCGCTATCCACGCTCTGGCTCTCGCCATTGTGAACCTGACGCCTACGCCCAAAGACGATGCTGTGGTGGCAAAGTACTACCGAATCATCGAAATCTTAGCTGGGATCGTCACTCGTCTCGTTAAGAAGTAAACCAGGATCATCTTCGGGGCGTGCCGGGAGTTTTAAAGGCTCTCGGCACACTTCTTCGTATTCGCGAGCAGCTATACTCTGCTCATGGTTGTAACTTAACCAATTCCAAATTGCCAATTCTCTATCGGGATCCCAGAATGTCTGGGACCGATACCACAATAGCCAACATTCATCAGACTTTTGCAGGTTGCAGGTCGGACAACAGGCTAATAAATTGCCTCGCTTTGTTGTCCCGTTTTTAGCGCGAGCTACAATATGATCAAGTGTATAAGCGCGATCCGATCCGCAGTAAGCGCATATATTATCCCAAGCGTCTAAAATATCCTTCCTAAACCGTTTTCTAGCAGTACGACGTTGTAAACACTGAAGATTAAATACAAGGTCGGACTCGCTCACAAAAAATGTGCGCGGGATTACTACTGTCTTAGCTACATATATTATACACTAATTTTGCTTAAGAATTTAGGTGATGAGCGTTCAATAACGGAAACACTGTGTCCCCTAGCACTAAAGGCAGTAGCTAAGTAATTACAAGCTAATTCTGGATCAGTCGTATCGCCGCACGTAAATGCGTCCACAGCGGCAAATTCGCACTCGGGCCAGGTGTGGATGGAAATATGGGATTCGGCAAGGAGCGCAAACCCTGTAATACCTTGCGGATCAAAAGCATGTGTGCAAATATCGATGAGCGTTGCGCCAGCTAAATCAGCTGCATTAGATAGCGCATTACGCACATAAGCTTCATCATTAAGCTTTGTTGCGTCCGCCCGATAAAGTTCAGCGACACAATGCTTACATTCCAATGAAGGCGCCCAACACGACATTTAATTTTAAGAGCGATACCCTAACCTGAAGCCCGGCATACAAATCTTATGAACAACGTAAGAATCCAATGGCTGAGTTCGGATAAAAACCTGTTCGAGGTTGATTGGCTCAGATTCTTATTTAAAGGTATTCAAGATTTTGTAGATGTTGAGTTCGATAGCCGCAAGATACGAGCGGACGCCAACGCGATACTCATATGCAACCACGCGGTGCCCTACCGGGATGTGCTCGATCAGTTACGAGCTAATGGCAAGAGATATGCGATCGTTTTACTGAGCGACGAAAACTTGCGCGAGCCCTGCGAATGGCTGCACGATCCAGCCTGCGTAAAACTACACCGTAATTACATACACCCAAACCACTTAGACCATCCAAAAGTTCAATTTTTTGGGCTCGGGTATAAACGTGACCTTGTAAGACACTTAAAAAACCCCGTTTCTTCCAGGGATTACAGCTGGTGTTTCGCAGGAACCCCGCACGGCGAACGCCAAAAAATGCTAGATATTTTTCAAAAAGTTAAAAGCTACAAAATTCATACCTGTAGCGGTTTCGGCGCTGAAGACGGTTTAACGACTGAAGAATACGCCGAAATGCTGCAGCGGAGCGTTTTTGCCCTGTGTCCGGAAGGGCAGGACAGCATGGATTCGTTTCGAATTTACGAGGCACTCGAAGCAGGCTGCATCCCTGTAACTAGAACGCATTCCAGGCAATTTCTGATTAAACCATCGTATTGGCACGCAGCTTTTTACGGTGTTCAGGATCTGCCGTTCGTTTACGCCGAGACATTTGAGGACTGCTTGGCTAAGATGACGGCCTTATCGACGCAGGAGGTTGAGGCGCTTCAAAAGAACTGCAAACAGCTCTGGGCACATTATAAAAACGTGTGGCAAACCCAATTCACCCAAACTTACAATCTTTTAGTTAACTAGATCTACACACTACGAAGTTCACCAACGACACAAAAACACCCGATTACGGCGTCAAGACCCGGCAATCGGTCCGCCATAAAGCCACGCGTCACAAGTGCGTGCCGCTGCGCACTTAAATTTAAATAACTGGCAATAACCTAAATCAGCTCGCTCCTGAACATCCCAGGGCTCAGCAAGTTGATTTTCGTTTATCCCTTCAATAATACAATTCAAAATTTTATCGGACTGATCAAAAGCAGCACAGTTACCGCAACGAGCTGTTTGGGCGGTCTCGATGTCCGTGTTCCACATATCGGCTTTTTTCTCCCAAAATCCCGGATCTGGATTTGCCGGATTTAAAGGACCGTATTTAAATTTATCTATTGTCCAATTTCTATTTTTTGTGTTTTCTTCCACGTCCAAGGTGGCGCTCGGGCACCTGGCGCTGACCTCAGAAACGCGTTTATTTAAGAAAATTTCAGCTCTTTCTTTCATGACAGAATCCTTGTTCACTACTCACCTAGCGCGGGCGTAGGCGAAGGGCGATTCGGCAAAACTCGCATACACATACGTTGTTCCGTTGCCATTTACTTCAGTGCCAGATGCGCGAAACTTGAAGCCATTAGAAAGAATGTCAACGTAGCGAAGTGAGCTAGAAAACTCTGCCTCAGATGTATCTGCCCGAAGAAAGGCGTCAACCACGTTGTACGTCGAACGCGCTGTGTCGATGATGATCCAGCTTTCGTTTGTAATAGAAGTTGCTTTAAGAAGTATCCACCTAGGACGGTGCCCGGTATAAACAAACGGCCCATCCGAGCTGCCGTTGCCGGTGTAGCTGCCAAAAGAAGAGTACCCGGCTACTGGGGCGAAGCAGTAGGCGATTAAGCCTTCACCTGATCCGCTATTGCCACCAACATCGGTATTGATGCCAATAGTAAAAATACTACTGGTAGGTTCTGTGTTGTTCCAAATGCCAAAGTTGGATGAAGCAGCGGCAGTTGAATTAAGGACTAATGGCAAAGAAGCACCAGAGGCAGAGTGATAGACGCGCCAGTTGGCTGATCCATCATTGCGATTCTTCAGGATAATTAGATTAGGTTTTACACCAAGTCCGTGGCCTACGGTTCTTGCCGATCCCGTATATGCCGCTGTATAACTAACCACCGAAAAACCCGCACTAGCATTAGCCCTCACCTGAGAAGTGATGCTGCCTTGTGTGTTGGATGCGGTAGAAGAACCGGCGTCCCACGCCCAAGCCACGTAGCTATTGCCGTTGATGTTTGTGCTGAAAGTGGTGCCGCCTGATCCGGTTGAGAAACCAGTCGAATCGAATGACGTTAGCGAGTTACTATCGGTAATCTCTCCGTTGGTTAAGTTGGAAAATAAACCTTTTGTGGTGCCACGAATTACGTCGAATAAGCCGTGACCATTTGCTTGTGAACGGTCTTTGATCCAAACAAAGTCAGGCGAGAAGTTCAGCCCACTGATGGTCTGCGTTGAGCCATTGCCGGTGTAGAGCTTCACGTCCATGTAGTCCGAGCCTTTGGCAATCGTCGGCGTCGGCAGGTTGGCCGTGCAGAGGGATTTGAAGCCCGCTGGTGCTGCATAACTAAACTGGCGTTGGCCGAAGTTATAGTCCCACGTCATTGAGTTTCCGTAACTAATCTGAGAAACCGGCGTATACGTGCCCGATGTCAAATTGAATAAGGCTGTCCCTCCGGGACTTAGCCCATCTATCCACGTTCCGTTCTTGTGTGCGTAAAATTTATTGTTGTCGAGATCAAATGCAATTCCGATAATGTCGCCTTGAACTGCTCTCGTTGTGTTCGTTGCAGTGGCAGACCCATTGTTAATCTTATAAATATTCGCAAAAGCGGTGTAGTTATAGATTATGTATGAAGTCGCGTACTGTCCCGGTTCTTTAGTTAAATCTATCTTGGTGATGTCAGTAACGCCAACGGCTGCGTCGGATCCAGAATTAGTCCAAGAGGTTAAAGTACCCTCGAAATACCATTTGCCGGATGACGCTGCAAATGTAGACGGTCGCTCTCTGCCGTTACCACTTCCGCCTGAGTGCGTCAGGTTTCCATTAGACAAAGTGCCGTTGGAACTGGAAAGCGGATTCAACGTCGCATAGTTCCCCACCGTGACGCCACCCGCGTCTCCTCCAGTGCTGGCGGTGCCATTAGAGGGGGAGTCTACGAGGCTGTCGTTGCCTGCGCCTGCCGTGACTGAAAGGTTGTTCGGCGTCCAGTTGTGCCCGTTGCCAGAAGTGTCCTTCCCTAATGTGCTGGCGGTGTTGTTGCTGTTGTCGGCAAAGTCGAGGTGGAAGCCGTTGGTGCCGTAGCTGCCGCTGTATGCCTTGGGGTTCCACGCGCCCGTGGTGGCGTCGGTTTCGGCGAAGTCTCCCGGAACCTTGGCAGACCCATCAATGAAAAATATATCCGCTAAATAAGCTGATAAATAAGCCTCTGTATAGGCACCAGTCCGCCCAATGTCGTGAGCGTTTGCGGCATTGATGAACGAGTTTTCGCTAGGACCGGGATACGTTGCCGTTGAGAATGAAGTTTGCTGCGTGCCGTTTACATAAACCTTTGCACGATTGCTGGAGGTGCCTTGGGTGGTGTCCCAAACAATGACGATGTGATACCAAGCAGAAACGTCTCGGAAGACGGCGGTTGTTATCAGGTTGGTTGTAACACTTCCACCCGCCTGGTTAAGGATTCGGAGCTTGTCGTCCGACTCAAACATCAACTGCGTTCTATTGGAGCCATCGCTGTAACCGTCAAACAATGTTTGCTGACTTCCAAGAGCACTTCTTTTGACCCACGCGCTCCAGGTCCAAGTGGTTCTGCTGCCTGCCGATGAGTAGGTTCTGGCACAGAAACCACTGTCACTACTGTTGAAACGCAGTGATCTTGAAATTTGATAGCCTGCGGCTCCACCGCCAGCTGCCGCAGACAACAGCAGTTGTTTACCGGAAGTTAGGCTCATGAGACAGTGCCAGAACCAAAGTTAAGGTTACTAACAACATTAATACGGTTGGAGTTAACAACGTAATAGCCAAACATATCGATACCGCTAGCCGTCGTTGTTAGTGTAGGTGCTGTATTACTAGCGAACGACCACGAACCGCTATAAGTAAGTAAGCGAGTTCCTGCGCTGTCCTGGCGAACAATTATGGCTCCACATTGACCGCCACTGGCATTAGTCGGTCTAGCAAGGGTTGATGTACCCGCAGTCAAAACAATTTCAAAATTATCGCGAGCACCCAAATTTAAAATAATTACACCAGAACCTAAAATAGTACCGCTAGGAACGCCAAATGTTTGAGACTGAGTAAAGGCTGGTCCGCTAATGGGCCCACCAGTTTTGTCATATTTACCTGTTAAACCAGCAAGAGCTGCGTTACCAGAAGCTAAAGCTGTAGAACCAACTACAAGAGCAGCATTGCCGGAAGCTAAAGCTGTAGAACCAACTACAAGAGCAGCATTGCCGGAAGCTAAAGCTGTAGAGGCAACTAAGTTAGCTGAGTTTGCTGTCGACTGAGCACTTGCAGCGTTAGCAATACCTAAGTTGCCGCTTGCTAGTGCATTTGCAGCAGCCAGTAAAGCGGCATTACCAGAAGCTAAAGCTGCAGTACCAGAAGCTAAAGCTCTAGAACCAACTACAAGAGCAGCATTGCCGGAAGCAAGGGCGGTGGCTGCATTAGTTAAAGCGGCGTTACCCGAAGCAAGAGCACCGGCTCCCACGACGAGCGCGGCATTTCCAGAAGCTAAGGCGGTCGCCGCCCCGGCAATACCTAAATTGCCAGAAGCTAAGGCACTGGCCCCAACAACGAGAGCTGCGTTACCAGAAGCCTGAGCAACAGCGGCGTTTGCAATACCAAGATTGCCGCTTGCTAGTGCATTTGCTGCGGCAACGAGAGCAGCATTACCCGAAGCTTGTGCTGTAGTATCAATACCCGGAACTAAATCACCGGGCGGTAATTCGGACGAAGCTCCGCTGATTAAAACAATTGGTTTACGCGTAACCATCGGAAACTCCCCCGTTATTTAAGTATAGCTTTAGTCAAACAGAACTACCGGCGGTTCAATTTCGATTTGAAGTTCTGTCGGACTTAAAGCCTGTCCGATATAAACCAAAGCAGCATATCCACTAGCTGCCGTAACTAAACCAGAGCTAGTTGCATATTTAGTTAACTTGCCATCATATTTTGATAAGTAATAATACTGACCGGGAGTAAGTTGAGTTTCCCCAACTAAGTTGGCAGAAGTTAAAACGGCAACACCATCAACATTAATATCAACCGTGCTTGAAGAGGAAGCACTGGATGCAGTTATCCCCACGGCGTTATAACTCGTAGCATTTACTCCACTCGCAGCGGTCGCCGGCAAAGCGTAAGTGCCGCTTACGTAAACAGCATCGCCTTGTATAAACGTGGCGCCAGCAATTAAGTTTTGTACGGTTGCCGGTGTAGTTGCGACACCGGCTCCATTAACGAGCCAAACCTCAGTAGTACCCGGCGTAAACGATTCGTATTTACGGTTAAATATCGCGCGGGTAGACATAAGACTAATTACTCTCTAATTAATTCTACTTAGATCGATTCCACAACTCCAGAAGGATCTGGAGGAGTCGGGGGGTTTAATTGAGGCCACATAGGATAGCCAGACCCAGTTATATAAGTTGCCAACTCATCCGTAGTCTGGGTTGCGCGAATCTGCACAACTTTACCTTCACAAGAAACGCGTAATTCTTGTCGCCAATTTTTAATGCCGCTGGGCATTGGGGTGCCATTATCCGCCTCACGAACAACGGTCCAATCTGTCGGCAACAATAAACTATTTGCCGTTTGACGAGTCTGATCGGTCCACCCGGACACCAAGGTTCCGTGATCTTTAGGAATTAAAGTACCGCTAGCGGTGTAGCCCCAATAAAAACGTTGATCGTAACTCGGAGGATCAGGAACTTCAGTAATTCCTTGTGCGGCGCGCTCATCCGGCGTAGCTAACCGCAGCCAATTTGCCGGAAATAAAGTTCCGTTAGCCTCAAACGGGGTATCTAAAGGTAGGGGTTGTCCGTTGAGTACAAACACAACCAGAAGCCTATTTTCCTAGTTTAAGTATAAAACACTTTTGGAGTCTGTAGCTAAGTGCATTATATAAAACCAGGCTTTACAAAAGGATTATACGCTGTAAAATAACAAAGATCACTACAGCAGAGATGGCGACACCAACACTACAAGAGGCTTGGGCGGAGTTTCACGCTGAGCGAAGCGTTACCTTGTGCCCGACAAGTTTAGTTACGGATTACAAGCAAACAACAAAATGGCTCATAAAGGCGCCAATAACAGATTTAACTCAGGGAAGACAGTTAATGGCTTGGGTTTTAAATCAAAAACCGATTAAATCGGCGAGGCGTGTAGCTATGTATGTAAAAGCTTTATATACATGGACATCAAGCGAGGAGATTGGTTATTTAGATAAAAATCCGATAGCGAAATATCGAATGCCAAAACCGCCCCAAAGCGATGATGAAGTAATTGTGATCCCACGAGCAGAAACGGCTCTTTTACTCATAGCCTTTAAGGCAAAACAACGTAAATCCGATTGGGCATCGTACTCCGAGTTTATGTTGCAGACAGCAATGAGAACGGGAGAGGTACGAGCAATGAAATGGGAAGATATAAAGGATAATAAAGTTTTGGTGCACCGTAACTACACGCTGACGCACGGACTTAAAAATTCAACAAAAACTAACAAAAAACGTGTGGTGCCTTTAAATACGGTTGCACAGGAAATAATAAATAAGATGCCTCAAGATAACGAATACATATTCCCATACGACCGAAATTCTTATATGAGTTTTTTCTACGATCGCGCAAAAGAACTACACGCAGCAGATTTAATATCTAACAGATACAGACCTTATGATCTCAGACATACAGCAATAAGCCGTTGGCTAGAAGAAAAAATTCCTGTGGCTCAGGCGGCAAAATGGGCCGGAAACAGCTCAGAAGTAATATGGAAGCATTATGTAAACGTAACGCAAGAGTATGAAATGCCTACTTTATAACGTATACAGGTTTTTGCACTTCAACGTCAATGCTTATGGTGGAAAGTGCCCGGCCAAGATTAGTTAAAAAGGCGCCTGATAATGTAGTGGCGTTTAGCTCAGTTTGCCACGTAGCGTAAGAAACAATGTTGCCGGAAGTTGCGACAGATAGATACTGAGGATTTCCCGGCGTTAATAAAGATAAAGATGAGTAAATACAGTCAGAAGCTACTCGAACAAGATTGGATTGAGTCGTAGTATCTAAAGAAACTCCGATTACAGATGCTTGAGTTTGATTGGTTGCAATAGCTTTATACAGAAAACCCGAAGGATTTACATAAACAGCATTTCCCGCTGAGATGGCTTCACCAGCAATAAACGAAGTAATAGTCATCTCAGACTCCTCTAATAGTTACAGTTTAACGACCCTGACCTCTGTAGGCTTTCTTGCCGCGACGCTCCGGACGAGAGTTGACACCGTGTCCAATTGAAGTGGTCTTAGGCTTGGACTCAATTTTGTTTTGAATGCTTTTGGGTTTTGCCATGTTGAGTCAACGAGACGAGAAAAGCTTAGACCTGTTTCCAGGTGGTGCCGTCCCAAACGAATAGGTGTTGATTAACTGTGTCATACCAACCGGCACCCTGAGTGGAAGGAGCAGGCGCCGTAGAGCTGTAAGCAAACGAACGCGACGGACCCGCCTCGTACCAACCGCTAGACATCGCGTCGTAGACAAACAGATTGCCTACAAGCGTATTGAACCACAGGGAGCCATCGCGGGCCGGGGCTTCAGTTCCGGTTCCTGAGGGAGGAACGTCACCTTTTAAAACTACGGCATCCGCATTAGTTTGATACCAGGCAGGGTTTGATACGCCATTACCGCTTGCGTACACAAACATGCGCCCTTCATTGGTGTCAAACCACAAAGCGCCCGCGTTGTAGTTTGTACCCGGAGAGCCAGAGACAGTAACTGTAGAGCCTCCGCCAGCTCCACTAATGATTACATTATTACCACTGTAACTAACTGTGTTAGAACCTTGGCCAAATACATGACCAGAAACAGAATTCTGAAAAACGTTCCCGTAATTGACGTTAAACTCAGTTCCGTTAACTAAATAAAGACCGGATCCAGCCGTAAAAATCGCGCCCGATGCAGAAGTAATACTTGCGTTTATAACAGTCGTCGTTCCGCTAGCAGTAAAGAAAATACCAGATCCAGCTTGTATACCTATAGCGCTTGAAGTTTGGATACCGCTTATAGTCGTATTTAAATCCTCTAACGCTCGCACAACCCCATCAAAGTTAGGGGTATAACCAGTAGCGCACCTAGAGTAACTTGTAGTTCCCACTCCAGATACCGTATCTAAAAGGAGTTCGATGACATCGACAATGCCACGGAAGTTTGGTTCGTGTAGAGCACGATATGTACTCCCGTGTGTCGGGCAGGGAGCTAGTGTCATCTATAAAGTCTAAAGCTAGCCTCCTCTTTCGATTCTACAGCATTGTTGAAATTAAGCGGAACGTTTTTGCTTGTTGTACTGAGCGGAAAGGCGTTTAATAGAACTTACGGAAACACCCAAAATCTGTGAAACTTTTGAGCAACTGTTGCCAGCGTTTAAAAGGTTTAGAGCTTCGGTTGTCTGCCAGGTTCTCGACCGCCGGCGATCTGCAGCAGCCTTAATAACTTTAAATTCTTCAGCGGTCGAACCTTGCCGGAGGATTTGCCTGACTCGTTCGTGCGAAACACCAACCTTTAAACCAATCTCACGCAGGCTCAGACCATCAAGATATAAATCGTAAATTTGGCAATAACGAGTACGCCGCTGGTCTGCGGTTAAGGTTTCAGTCATTTAAAAGTTTTTGGGTCGTTTCGGGTCTTACTGACCGTACCGACCTTCTGATCGGGTGTCAACCCGTTCATGAAAAAAACCGTCTTCTGCTAACTGCCATGCAGGGACTCCAAGCTCCTCAGCACGCTGACGGCACTCCTGCCAGAATTGCACTTCAGGATTTTCTAAAAACACTGAAGTTTTAGTGGGTACTGAAGCCATTGGGCTTTAGCAGCGTTTAATGTCTATAAGGTAGCACACAAAATAAAGAAATTGTTGTATTCCGTGTTTCCACAGTGCTTCTGCGCAACAATCGAGATCAAAAACTGAAGCTTTAAAACCGTTTATTTAACGCGAGTTTCAAGTAAGTGGAGTTAGATAAAAAGTTTAAAATTAATTCTTATATAACTGTGCGCACACCGTAAAGCTGCGATTGTGCTGGATTTTTAAATAAGCAAACCTAAAAACCCCTTATAAAATTCAAAGATACGGTAAAACCCGTTAAGAAATCCCTCCTAGAGAAAAAATAATTTCTAAAACACCGACAGCCATGCTATCCTCAGATGAGCACCAGATCACTAGGTACTAATACGTGCGCTCCTTAGACCTCGTTGCGGTCTTTGGTCTGCTGGAACCGGCTCCAGTCGAATCCTTAGACCCAGTAGTACAGAAAACCTATACTCTCGACTCCTTTGCCGTCTCCCTCCACGGTGCGGTCGCTTCGTTTGAATGCGCTTGCAAGCGCTCCGAGCCCTATCTCCTCGCTGTTTCGGACCTAGACCGGATCCTCCCACCATCAGGTCATTACGCCTGCGCGCTTTGCCTGAATGAATTAAGAAACGCCCGTACCACTGCTGAGAGGGTCGCGGTATGGTTTCTTCAGAACCGCCCTTCGATAACCAGAGATCAACATCTTTATCTTCCTGAAACGTTTAAGCGTCTTATCGACGCCGAGGAAGGAGTGATCATGCGGCCTCGACGGTTCGTCTACGCCAAGTTTCATAACGTGGCGTTAACACAACGCGATAAAGTGCTCAGCACGTGCGGCGATCCGCACTGTGTGAACCCTTATCACATGATGCTGGCTGCAAGCACAGCAACCAAAATGACACCCGACATGAAAAAGGACGTAAAAACATGGCACTCCAATCAAGTCAGCCCACGGGTTATCCAACAACTGCTCGAAATCAAATACAGCCGTTCTTTCTCTCTGCGGACGATTACAAATCTAAAAAAATCGTTGCCTGCATAAAAACGCACACAGAATTACTGCACCTGCTAAACTTTCGTCAACCGTTGTCGACAAAAGAGCTTTTAAGTGAAATTGGGTACTCGAAGCAAAAGCTTCTAAGAGACCTAAAACAACTTCAAAAGAATGATTTGGTGAAGCGCATCTCATTTGAGTCACACATTCTCTACGTCATCAATGGCAATTTCAACACCCTTATTAAGCAGACTTTAGGTTTATGACTTTTACACAAGAAACAAAGCCATGTCTCTGGTCTCGTGAGCACGTCATTGAGAATCTTCCGGTCTGGATTTACTCTGACAATCCTGAGCCCACGTCGATCTCTGAATGCAAAGCTAAAGTCTCAGCCATTGAGTACACCATTCGGGACATCGAACTTCAAATCGAGGTGCGCGAATTGGAGTTACAGACCGGTAATAGCCGGCACACTTCTAATTTTGACTTTCAAAAATGGCGTACCCAAGCTCTGCGAGCTAAACAAACGCATCTGTATTTGTTAAACGCCTACAAGTATTGGCTTTTGCTTAACGAGCGCGAAAAACTGAGCGATAACGTGGAGCATAAGCTTCAACAAGTTATTAAACTTCTAATTGAGGAGCCAAAAGACTTCGTAACCCAGCTTGAAGCACTGCTTTGATCTGTATAAGAAATAAGTATCACCATAAAACAGACACGGTGTGTGAAGATTGCTTGAAAACAATCGACGAACCACCGTGTAAGCCAGATTTAAATCAAATGTCACCTGAACTACGAGCCCTTTTTGTTCAACTAACTGCTCAACACCACGATTTAACTGAGTGTTGGCGTTCTAGTTACACAAACATTCATATAAAAAACAGAAAATTACGTATACAGAACCTGCTTTATGCCTTTTATAAAGGCGATATCGGAAATTTCAAACTAAAACGCATCTGCAACACCATAGATTGCGTCAATCCTGCGCACCACAGGTCTCGATTTGAGTCACCGAATGTTTTTAAATCTGTACGCGCCGGTTTTCAACGCAAAATAACAAAGCTAGCTGATTTATTAGACTCACAATGGTTACAGCAGCCTTAAACTGTGACTACTGGCTCTTGTAAGAAAGGTCTGGTGCCAGTACCGTGGGGGCGCATACCGTTTTCACCTTTTCCGGTGTGCCGTAAGCGATCCGGAGTGCTTGGCGCTAAGTGCTCAGGCGGCCCTCACATTATTTCTTTAAGATGATCAACAAAGAAACACTTGATCTGCTACGAAGCATCGACACAAGTCTGCAAATAATCGCAAACTCAAAGTCATCGAACATAACCACGGCGTTTGTCAATAAAAAAGCGGTCGCTGCTCGGTTAGGGGTTTCTCCAGTAACGATCGACAAACTGATTTATCAAGGAATCACATCTAAAGGTTCGTCTGGTTTAGTGGAGGGGCGTCACTACTGCAAACTTGATCCTTCGGAAAGCAACACAAGTAATTTTTTGTTCGATAGCGCTAAAGTGCTACAGGATGCTTGGACCTCTTTTACAGGTTATTAAAATGCCGAAAAGCAACACAGCTAACAACCTCGCCAAAAAGATCTTTAGCAAGAGCGAAGTTCAGAATCAAATCGCCGTCAACGTCGTCAAGATGATCGTGGGCGATATCGTAACGCTCTACGAAGAATTTAGAAGTGCAGAGGGTTTAGGGGCACTTTTTTTTAATCCGATTGCTCCTGAGAACAGTTCTTATATGACCATAAAAGACATTAAGAACGACATAATTCTTGCGGAGGAAATAATGGATGAAGACTTAAAAGACTTCTTAAAAAAATTACTGAATATTGTTGATAAGGAACAAGATAACAAGCAAGCGATTGTTATCCTCATCAACAACCAAACGATGAGTATTCATCTAATCGATCTAAATTCTGTCGACACTCAAATTAAAGAACTTGTAGATGCCCTTAGCCGCGATTGATTTTGTATCTCCGCCGGAAGTTGTTGGCGTAACGACTTCATTTTTTAATGGGTCTATTGATTTAGACCCAGCGTCGAGTGAAGACGCAAATACTTTAATTAACGCCAATCGATTTTTCACGCACGAACACAACGGTTTAGTCCAGGATTGGCGCGGTAAGAACGTTTATCTTTATCCACCACGCGATGTTTTGCTTTCGGGGGAACAACCAAAAGAGGTTTTGTTGTTTAACCGTCGCCGAAGATTTCAAAAGTCAGCTCAGCGAGTGTGGCTCGAAGAGTGTCTTAGACGTTATCGAAAAGCTGAATTTGACGAAGCAATCATTTTTTTAACTTCTTCGCAAGTTGCGTTATTAGTTACGCAGAAGTTAAATATTGATCTGCCTATGTGCGTACTGAAGCATCACCCTAATTTGCACTTAGATAGTCCTGGATTACCAAAACTAGAGAGCACTCGATGCCTTGGTTTTGTTTTATATTTACCTTCTCCTTTTAATACAGAAGAAAGGATTATGGAATTCGCTAGGTTATATAGTCAGCTGGGCCGTGTATATTGCTGAGTGATTCGACCGTACCGTAGGTATTGTCCGGTCCGTAAGAATCGCGGTTTGCAAATCCAAGGCCCACGGGGGTGTTCTTCATCTGAGCGAACGTGCGCTCGCGGCGCAAACGTTTTTGTCTTTCATCTGAGCTTTCCGCCCAGACTTGTCCCGCTAAACGAATTACGTTTCGGCTGCGATACCGATAGTCGTGTTTAGCAAAGGGCGCCTCCCCGTGGAAGCGAATTTTACGTTCGTGCCCAGATTCCCTAATGGAATCAGACATTGTACGTATATAACTGACGGAAAGAGTCTACATCGCTAGTTACAGTAGGAGGCTTTTTAGCTAACTCCATGTAAGTCGGATCATAGAGTTTATTGAAAGCCGGTTTACTGGCAATAGCTTCAAAGCCAATTACTGGCGCTGCCAGAGCTTCATAGAGACGAGATTGAGCTTTAGTCGACGCTTTATCCATGCCTGCGGTGTATTCGCCTGCGCTGCCACGGAGCACATCGGCTAACAGATTTATAGAACTACCCGGTGTTTGAATATCTAAAACTCCGGGACGGAAATACTTTTGCTTCGCCTCGTATTCACCTTTAAGCGCAGGAACTCCGACAGCAAAACGTTTTTCGTATTCGGTCCGAGCTTCCGTGCCGGTACGACCGAAAATTTTATCTAATTCCGCTTGCGAAGTTTCGCGCTTAGCTTCGTAAGTTTCAGCCCGAGCAAGAACATCTTTCGCAAGTTCTTTCTGTTTATCTAAAGCATCATTTACGGCACTACGTGCCATGGCAGCGTAATCAGGTTGTTGCCGAGCGCCCATTGTTAAAACACTGGTTGTCCTTTAGCCAGTCTATCGCGAATTTGATAGCCTATCTTCAAAACTTCAGGACTGGTCTTGTTCTCACCTGGATTATAGAAATCAGCGGAAACGTGAGCTCCAGTAGTAGAACCACTGCGACCTTGTGTACCGATAAATGTTCCGGGATCAATAACGGCGCCAGGTTTTAGACCGGGATTAAGTTTATCGAAATGAGCCAGACGCACATCGAATGCTCGTCCCGTCTGCGGGTCGACGCCACGGAGATCGACGTAATTCCCGTAGCCTCTACGGCCTGGACCTTTTTCTAAATTAGTTTCCCAAGGATCGTTAACTACCTTTAAAACTTGGGCTTTAAATGGGAGGTTGAATGCCGCCCCACGACCGCCGGGAATCACAAAGTCAAATCCTGGCTCACCAGAAGTATCAACGGCAGAGGTGATTTGAACCCCCGGAATTGTTGTTCCTCCAGAAGGAGTCAGTGCCCCGGTGGACATAGGCTGAGCACCTATGGATTTATTTAGCTGACTTTCTAAAGCTTCAGCTTGTTGGTTGAAAACTTTTTCGGTTAATTTTGCCTGCAGAATTTGTGTTGCTAAGGCTGTTGGATCAGCGTTCGGCGTTACAGATTCCATCGAAGCCGATAAGGCTTCAGCTCGATACTTTTCAGCTAAGTCAGTAATACCCTGTTCATCTAAAGCATTAGCTAGCTCTAAGTATTTAGTTGCTTGATCCCCCGTCGATGCGGGCTGTTCTGTTTTGGTAGCAAACTCACTAACAATATTTTTAAGCGCTCCTTTGAAATCAAATCGAGGTATAGAAACCGGACTTACAGAAGAAGTTTCGGTTGTACTCTGATCCTGAACTACGGGACTGGGTACGCGCCCGTAAACCTCCTGAATCGAACTTAAGGATTTGACGGGCTGACCATAATAGCTTTTACCCGATTCAGTCGGGAAAGATGCCCACGCGGGGGATAAAGCGGCGGCAACTCGTGGACTTAACCCCTCTTGCTTTAAAGCAGCGAGACCGCCAATCTTCATCAGCTTGTCCCGAGCCAAAGCCAAGGCGGCAATATCCTGCTCTTTGGGTCCGAAAGAGCCCAGTCCTAATCGAGACGCATAAGAACCCCAGGTATAAGGCATGAACTGATATGCACCTGCCGCTGCGCTCTTATATCCCCCGCTAGAAATAACAGTATCGGGGTGCTTACTCAGATCGCTAAAAGTGCCGCCACCAAACATAGTTTGGTAACCTTTAGGTCCTGCAGTCCCTTCAGCAAAACGAATCGCCTGTAATAACCGCTGCCCCTCAGGAGTCTGGCGAAACTGTTCCAGTAATTGCCGCTCATTCATCAGGTATTACTGGAACTAAATTTCCAATAACTTAGTTTAAATGATCCTGACTAAAGAAGAACTTATTCCTCTGCGTCAAGCTCATCATCAAATAAACTCATGTTGGTATCCATAGCAATACCAACCTCACTCATTACAGTTTTATAAGCCCGTTCGCGACAAATTAACTTAAATACCGTGGCCCACAGAAACTGATCGCGGTCTTTGTCCTTCAGTGAGTGAGCCGTGGTGCGGATACGGGTCAGAACAAATTCATCTTCGAGAGTAAGCCCGCAATCAAGGCTTTGAGACTCATTTGACTTACGGGAAGCCATCGCGGTGAGCCGACTAATTAAAGTCTAGCTCTACTCACAAAAAAGCTCTTAAAGTTATAGCACAGAATGTCTTAATCGTTCTGTATCACCAGTTTTTGCAGCTCCAATAGCCTGGAGTTAACTTACTCTTTTTCTCGTCACAGCTATGCCTAGATCTAAACGCAGCGCGTCGTTTAGGATCATCGCTACGATTTTCCATATTCGGATCACCAAAGCGAACTAAACGAACAGTATCGCCTTCTTTAGCCGCCACGGAGTATTCCTTACCGCTCTGAACGTCACGCTTGGGCTGGTTATACCTTTTGAAAACTTCTCCTGCGATACGAATTGTCATAGAACTAAACGCTGCAATTTAATATTAGCCGACCGAAAAATAAAGAACACCTTTAATCGGATAAGACTGAGCGTGCACAGAAGAAACAGAGCTAATATACAACCGTCACATTTTCTCCGCATATACAATGTCGGACGGTAAAGCACTTCTTACCATCGCTGAAACCGCTGAACTTCTTAACTGCAGCTCCGGCTTTGTGCGTAAGCGCATCGCGCTGTCTGAAGCTAATCAGCCTGGCGGGTGGCCCAAATCTGTGTACGTGAACCTGCAACCTAACGGTGCAAAATCTCTGTACCGGGTAAACAAAACTGCGCTCGAAGAGTATCTCCAAAGTTCCCCTACCGCTAAAGTGGAGGCAGAAGAAACTCCGATGGCGGCTGTTGCCTGCACTTTCTGATATGACGTTCTCCGGCTCTTTTGAGGCAGCTCCCACCCCTATGCCGGGTGAGGCAATCGTCATTATCGAAGAGCAGGAATTGAAGCCTGTGGCCACGGCTGACGAGCTTATTAGTCAACTTGTGGCCCTCGCCTCTTATACCAATCAGCTGTATTTACAGGCTCACCTCATTCATCTGAATGTGGAGGGGCCTATTTTTCTGCCGATCCACGAGTTCCTTAAAGAGCAGTACGATGCGCATATTGCGCAGTTCGATGCGCTGAGCGAGTTTGTTCGCTCAATGGATTATTTAATGCCTATGTGCGCAAAAGGTCTTCAAGGCGCCTACAAAAACTTTAAGCACATTAAATCATACGAAGCCCGCGAGATGCTGACGGTGTACGTCAAAAATCTCGAAGCTGCTGGTTTCATGGCTAAAGATGTCGGTATGACTGCTAAGGAAGTGCAAGCACCCGACATCGAAAATTACCTGGCGGAACTTGTGGGGATGATGTTCAAAGCTGCCTGGTTCCTCAAAGCGACTCTGCGCGATTAAATTGCAGTCCAGGTATTAGAGAACTGAATATATAGACCCGCCGCGTAAACACCGGAGGTTTGTATTTGGTAAAACAAAGCTCCAGAACCATAACTGCTCGGACTAGGTAATCCGCTTAGTCCTATATCGGCACTTTTAACTGTGCCCGAGGCCAAGATCGCCCCTGACGCCAAAGTGGCTGTATTAGCTGTGATTGCTCCCGAGGCCAAGATCGCCCCTGACGCCAAAGTGGCTGTATTAGCTGTGATTGCTCCCGAAGCCAAGACAGCGCCGGAAGCTAATACTGCTACGTTTGCAATACCAGCAACGGAAGCTGAGTCTGCCGTGGTTGACGAATCAGAAAAAGACGCTCCGATCTTTTGCCACGCTGAGCCTGTCCAAACTTTTAAATAGTAAGCAGACGTAGAGCTGTCGGACCACAGTTCACCAACTGAGTTACCCGCTACTCCAACGGGAGTTGAGTTAGGCGCCGTGGCCCCATAATGCGAGGGACCGATCTTCCTGATAGCACCAGCTGAGTCTTCGAAATAAAGCCCTGGATCGGCGGCACCCACTGCCATAGCCAGTTCACCGTTCTGAATAACAGTTCCGCTAGGGCGATCAGACGATTGACCGGAACGCTTTAAAAGAAGAACAACAGGTGTTGAAGTCATATCAGTACGTACCGCCGTTGATCAACGAAGGGAATCCAGCGGGCGGAATTAAGACCCCGTTAGCATACTGCCCTCCAACAAAAGTGTTAATAGGTTGCGATACTAAAACCCCGTTGGCGTATGTACCGCCGTCATACACCTGAAGTTGATCGAAGTTAATCGGAGCGAATGGGTCGAATTCCTCGATGGTAAACATCTCGAAATTCTCCGCCTCCATTGGCGTCAAAGAATTTATATTTCCAAAGTTCAGTGTTTTACCCATCATGTTGTACATGTCGGGGTACATCATGTGCGTAGGCATATCGTTTTTCGCAGGGCTATACCTCTGCCACCACACGAGATTTCGCTCGCGTTTAAAAAAGTCTGTCTGTTTAGCTAAATCAATTTCGAATTTTTCTCTGTAATACTCGTTCATCGGTTCGTCGTTTGGTTGAGCTAACCACATCGATGTTGTAGTGGTCTGCCCAAATCGCAGCTGAAGATCCCACATAGCCGCATAAATATGCTTACACCAACGCGGCTGATAATAAAAAACGTTTGGATCTGAGTACACGGCTTCCGTATACTCAGGGATGTTATAAATTTCGTTTAGATATATAAAACCAAATGTCCGAGCAAAACCAGGGTTGTCATTAGAAGGAACCTGCCGCACAGTCGAGTCGGGACCGGCATCGTAAAAACCTGGATTGGTATTCTGGACTCGGGTAAACGGATATTTACGACGCAACGAGGCTTCATAAAGATTGAAACCTTCTCGGGCTAAGAAATCCGGGCAAGTGCATTGAGACCGCATTTCGGTAGTCAAATATTCCCCGACTGCCGGAGGACCTGTAGCAGGAACTGCCATGGTCGTGGAATTAACCACGGCCCAGCTATTAGCTTCGGTATGGGATAAAAACAGAGTATTAAATATGGGCAGAAAACCCGGAGCTTGAGGAACCCCGTTAATTCCTACAGCGGTAACCGTATAGTTGTTATATCCGTACGCTTTTTCTGTGCCGTCTGCGTTATATCTATTTGATAAAACTTCTCCAGCAAAGAATGAAATTGGTGCGCCAAAGTTAGAACTCAACCGAACCGCATAAGTGTTTGCGTCGTAATCAGTGACGGAAACGACCGAATAACCAAAATTCAGGAAGTTAAATGAATCCCTAGGTCGAATTCCAACCATCCACATGCGCATGTCTGCACGCGTGGTTGGATACATAAAAGCAATACCAGGCAAAAATGTCCCAACACCGGGAGCACCTGATACAAAATATTTAAAGCTATACGTCAGACCTTCATATGCTTGCTGCGAGTACATCGCAAGCTCATACCCACGTCTCCAACGAGCCCAAAGGGACGCGTAATCGTAGTCACTTAAAAGACTAAAGTTTTTAGTCCCCGTGACAGGACGAAAGCGTCTTTTAAACGGTAGAGGACGTAATAATTCGCCTGCGTTATCAGAACCGCGAATCGTGCGAGGTTGATTTACAGGGTTAGTGGCTTTAAAATCTCGAAAGCCAAAATTATCAGATCCTCTTTTTCTTGCCACGTATTAATAGAACCCGCCTTGGGCCCAGATCGTGATTCCGGAAGAGCTAAGACCGCCAGAAACAGAAGTAGGACCGTTGCCGAGATAGCCGGCGCAAAGGATATAACCTTTTTCAAGGTAAAGACCTTCTCCTTTACCGATTTGAATCGGAGCAATGATGTTTGTGTCACCGGTTTTGGGCACCGGAGCATTAACAGCAAACAGCTGTACGGGAAGCGGATAACCAAAGGTACTTCCGCTCAGCCCCACCTCGAAACGACCCACCATAAGAGCCGCCGACGTAGAAGGTGCGGCCTGGTTAGGAGCGTAAACGTAAAGCCCAATGTCAGCGGTTCGAATACCGCTCTTATCAGGGTAATCTTCGTTGCTAACAATCGTGATGTCCTCAACGAGAGCCGCGTCTTCTGAAGGCAGGTCACCCACGCGGACTAACTGAATCAGATCAGTCAGATTCGGGTTCGTCGGATCGCATTGTCCCGTGCCGCTGGTAATGCGCGCGCCGCGAAGAAACGGGCGGTCAATCAGACAGGGCTGCTTGTTTGTGCTAGTCGAGGCCATTGTATGCGCTCTGTAATATTAGAGAAGCAGACCCTTGAGGGGATTGAAGGAATCGGCTTCCTTCGTAGATTTATCAACAATCGATTTCAGTAAATCAGCTAGGTAACTCTCCTGACGCTGGGTCTGCAGATATTCCTGCAAACGTGATCCGGCCATGCGCGGAGCTTCGCCACGGATGCCTCGGATTAAATCACCAACTCCACCAAACAAATCTTGGAGACCGGCGCCAGCAGCTAAATAGTCAAAACCGGGTTTAGAAGGACTCGGAGCAGTACTACTCCCGACGCCGCCAAAGTCACTAATAGTTGCTTGATCCGACGGAGTGATGTAGTCCGTGTATGAGTAGTTAGGCATGGTCAGCGTCCGCTTGTTTAAGTTTACTTGGAAATAAACAATCAGATCAGGTTTCGGCCCTGCAGCGCATAAATAAGCGCCGGATCTAACCCACGGACCTCATCGATGATCTGCGGCGTGGTAAACGACCGTAAATCAGATGCCCCTTGAGTACCGTCAATAGCGGCCTGAGCAGCTGCCGAAGTGTTGCCAATAATATTGTTGGCGTTATTCGAACCAGCGGGTGCGGTAATAACCTTCTGGGTTTGTTGAGGAATTTGCTGACTAGGTAACGTATAAGAACCAGTCGCTTTACGCAGCAGTTCGTAAGCAAGCTCCGGATTAGCGTTAGCCCAAGTAACGAGCTGAGGGCTGTCTAACACGCCGCGCTTAGTTAACTCTGAAACAATCTCAGCTTTGTTAGCCGGGAACGAAGCATACTGCTCACGTTGACCGTAATACTCACGCAGTTGAGCCTGAGGCTTGGTGTACTGTTGCTTCGCCGCACGAAGCGCTTCGTCTTCACCGCGAGTTGTGATGACGGTCTGACCCTCGGCACCCCGATAAACAGGGGCAGGCATAATGGCCCGCGCAGCGGGGCTCATGCTCTCAGCAATTTGTTGAGCGGTATTTGCTTGCCGATTTTGAGCAGCTTGGGGATCATTAACTAATCCGCCGGCATCAGCGCTTTCGGTTGTGGGACCCATCGGAGTCTCCAACGGAGCCTCAGGAACAGCCGTAGGAGCAGTGAAACGACCAGCAGCAAAAGCTGCAGCTAAACCGCCAGGAATACCTAAAGCCAAACCGAGTTTACCGAGGTTGCCTTGGCGCACACCGCCCATGGCGTTGGAGAGTTCGCGAACATCAACATCCACAACGTCTTCCACACCACGGCGAGCACCGCCGCGTTGAATAAACTCGTCGAGCAGACCGCCGGGAGACGGCACAACAGCACCGCCTTTTTCGGTCATTTGGATTGCTGCTGCACCGGCGGGAGGACGCATCCCACCACCAGGGCTACGCACCAATGCGCTAGCGCCGGAAAGATTTTCTTCTAAATTGCGAAGAAAATTGGTGCCGGCGGGGGACACCAAATCATCAACAGAAACGGGCTTACCGTAATAAGCCGTGGCACGCTTAGCTAACTCATTAATTGCCCGGTAAGTGCCGGGGTCATTAGCGTAAAGCTCCTCAGCAGTTTTACTCACAGGACCCTGCATTGGGGTCGTCTTAAAAGCAGGAGCTGGAGCCGGAGCAGTTTCAAATAAATTTAATTGATCCCGGCTAGGGGCTGCAGGAATCTGAGGGGCATCCACAGCCCTAGGGTTCGGACGAAGCATCGCCCGATAATCCACATCGGCAGGAGAAATCTTAGGGCCGTAAATAGAACGACCGGGTTGAGTGCTTTGAAGAGCAGGGAGTAAGGAGCCCTGCCGAGCAGCGGGTTTGGCTGCTTTAATGGCCGCCTCTCCAACTTCCCGAGTTACTGCGCCGCCGGGCTTCAGCATCCCGCTTTTTACTAAACCAGAACCAAAGATTTTTAGAATCTCTAATAACTGACGGTTCACAAACCTAGGGCGCAGTCCTTATCTAACTATAGCTTTTATCGCCAATTTGCGTAGAAGTATAAGCGGTCTGCACGTGAAGTATCTGGTGGTCCAGGAATAGCCTGAATAAACTCACCGCCACTGCGCTCAAACCGATACCGCGCTGCCACGGGGTCCCGATAGTTAGGCACATACAGCATGTGAGCTAAACGGTCACACTCATAAAGGTAATTTTCCCGCCAGATCCGGGCGGTCTCACGCTTGTCCTGAATATTAATCGAACGACTAACGTCGCCCAGAATCGTTTCTTGACGACTGGTTGCCCGCCCCGTGGCCAATTCCGTCAGGCGCTCTGCTTCTTCGCAGCGCTCAATCTGCTGAACTATTTTGTCGTAATAATATTCACTTGGAATGCTATTACAAGCCTCCATTAATCTGGCGTAATCGCCAGCCGGCACAGTCGCAATATTGTATCCAAGGTGATACGCAACACGACTAAAGTTAAAGTCGTCAAGCCTATAACCAAATACCTGCGCAGGGTTGCGAGTAAGTTGATTAATTGCGGCGTATATAACTTCACGCTTTGTGGCGTCAGTTGTGTCGGGCTGAAAGACAACACCTTGACCCGCAAGGTAACTTTGTATCTGTTGAAGTTCTTGCGTGCTTAACTGAGCCACTACCAAAGCCTGCTACATATTTAGATTCTAATTCTTTATTTAAAAGACCTCTACGTGATCACTCAACGTAAACGTGATCGCCCTCTAAAACAGAATCCCAATCCACACGGGAAATCGAGCGAAGCTGATCAAGTTTAGTAAACCGCTCTCCCGGCATTGATTGCTGCAGTTCTTTGATCTCAGTAGCGGTCTTTAAACCAACTCCCTTGAGCACTTGCGTCAAAAGTTGCGGGGTGGCCGAATTAATGTTGACTCGGTTAAAAGCTTGGACCTCAGGTTTTACGATCTGTCGCCCACGACGCTGCTTAGCTGGTTTTTCAGTAGGTTCAGGAGCGTCTACAAGATCCTCAGAGATTTGATTTTTATGTGCGAAAAATACTTTCCCCGTGGTTAGGGAGCGAACCATTTTATATTCACCGTCATCGTGCTCACTTAGAATTTCAATCTTTACGCCATTAGGAGTAAAGGTGAACTCTTTAACAGACACGGCAGTCATTATGTAGACAGTGATCTGTTGTTAGTTATAGCACAACAGGCAATAAAAAACCCCCTCCGAAGAGGGGGTAAGCACTCCGATAAAACAAGTTTATCAGGAGGGCACAGTCGAGGTGTACACGTTGGATTCCACCACGCCGCCGGGCTGCAGAGCCAGATCGTCGCGCTTGGGCGCTTCGTCGGGGATGAGCCAGCAGACTTCGCAGATACCCAGAGCCTTGTTCTTGCCAGACAGTTTGTTGGCTTGAGCACGGGGATCGTACACACCGGAACCGAGACCCAGGCCGGAGCCAGGAACAGTAGCGGTGCTGTACAGACGGTACTTCACATCGCGAGTAACGGCGTGCATGCTGGCATCACTCCAGGCGTTGCTGGAAATGTAGCTACCGTTCTCGATGCGGCTGTTCGAACCAACGAGGTTGGCGAAGAAGCCACTGGGGCTAGGCGCGGTGGTGAGACCGGAGGACAGAGCAGGACCCACGCCGAGGGCGGGGGCGCTCTGAGCACCAGCAATACCGCTGCTGATCACGTCGCCGCCGTCGAGACGCACGGACACGCGATACACGTATGCACCGGAAGGCACGGTAATGCCGTCGGTGATGTCAGCACGGACATCCTTAGACGCGTCAGGAGACGGAATAATAATGTCAGCAGCCCGGAAAGGCTGGTTCGCGCTGTTCTGACCCGAACCATAAGGCTGGGTGTAATAATCCAGCTGGTTGGTGCTAGAGCTGGCCTGATAAGACAGGTCAACGTAACCCACGGCTTGCTGAGCAATCCAACCGGGGCGGAAGACCACGCCCACCGGGCCGCCAATCGGCTGGTTGGTATAGGTCTCGCTGGTGCCGTTCTCATTCAGGAAACTGAAGTTGCTGGTGGAGTGCCAGTAACGGAGAACGTTGGTGTAGTTGCCAGGATAAATCTTGGCGACTGCGATCTGATCGGGATTAATTGCCATCGTTAGTTACCTCCTCAAGCGTTAAAGGAGTAAGCCACGGTGGCGAAGTCAGCGTTCAGAAGTTCGAAACCTGCGTACAGGCTCCAAATCATCATGATGAAACGGCTGAAATCGTCGTTGTTGTTCAACAGCACCTGAGCGTTGTTGCCGCCGATACCGACGCCAACGCTCTGGGGACCGAAGAACATACCGATTGCGGTTTCGTAGGAAGCCGAGGTGCCGCCGATAGAAGCGGTGGCATTCTGAGATGGCATGTTGGTGGATTCGAAGAAGCGAACGCCTTCGAACACGAAACCGGTGGGCATAATCGGCTCACCAGCCACAAAGGTGGCTTGACCAAAGCCCTGACCCATGTACAGCGCAGCGTTGGGCTGCATTGCCGACATTAGGGGGTTGATCTGACCGTTGCCGGGGTAACGAGCAACTTCGCGGAAGTCGCTGTTCTGGCGCAGGTGCATTAGGAAGGTAGGATCGCAAACACAGCGATAGAAACCGTCCTGGAAGGTAGGAACGTTACGCTTACGCAGGCTCTTCACCACGCGCAGCAGGTCGTCCTTAACGTCGAACTTAGCTTGTTCGGCGTTGGTGTAGGTGAGGCTACCAACGGCGAGATCACCGGGGTAGTAGTAACCACCTTGGGAATCGGAAGCCTTACCCTTGGAAACAGCTTTCAGGAGTTCGTTGATGAACACTCGATCGCGCCAACGACGATAGTCGTCGAGCAGAGTCAGCGAACCGATGGACTGGTGAAAGGCAGTCAGGTTGCCGGTATCCAGCAGAAGACGCTGCGCGGTGATCAGAGTCTCGCGAGCAATCTTGAAGGTGCTGGGCTGAGTGGGATCAGTCGGGTCGGCAGGACCGGTGTACTCGCGGAGGGTCACGAGCACCTTGTCCTTGACGATGTTTCGGCTGTTGGCAGTACCGATGGTCTGCTCAGCAGTGCGCTCCCGAGACTCCTTAGAGCCGGGGTTGCCCCAGAAACGATAACGGTCAAGCTGTACGGTCTGGCCAGGTTGCTTCGAAAAATCGTGAACAACCACCGGCTCAGCAGCCATCTCTACGACGTACGCAGGATGGGGACGGTATAATTCCGCACCGAGCAGCTTCGGAAAATCATTGTCGACGAACAAAGCGTCAACCTCCGAAGAACTACATATTTAATTTAACTAAAAGATTGCAAAAACAACACACCGCTGTTGCATTCTTAGCGTTAAATCGCTTTTTGGTTGCTGGAATTTACCGTGGGACTAAAAACCCTCACCATGTTGCGCACAGACTCAGCACCCTGCATATAAACAGAGCCATAGTTGTAGGCATAACGCGTGGACTTACCGCGATATACGTACCGCAAAGCAGAAGACATTAAGCCAGGTGTTCCCGACCGGATAGTTTCTGTGTAAGTCTTGCAATAAACAGGAGAGTTATAAACCCACTCAGAACGATCAGAAGTGCCTTGAGAACCTAAGGCGTTTGTTAAGAGTGTGCCCTCATAACTCCGATGAGTAACACCGCCTCCTGTTTGCCCCTGCGCTGCGCTGTTGGCTTCTGGAGTGTTATAAGGATTGTAATTTTGATCAGCCGGCGCAACCCCGCCATAATACGTGTAAATACCTTCGTTACGAAGGCCGTATTCTGGTCCGGTCGACGTAACAACTTTTACATTTGCAATCGTCGTTACGCTTAGAGGGCGATAACCGTTATAAGAACTAAGAGAACCGCTTGGCAAATAGTCTGTGTTCTGATAATCAACCCAATAACCAGAAACAGCTTGAGGAACAGTCCTAAAAGCAGTGCTCTTATACCACTGAGTGCTATTTACTGTTGCGACTACAGCAGAGCTGCCCATATTAGAGTGGTGATCACAGTAGTAATACAGAAAAGAAGGTGCCGAATCGGCAACAACAATTTGAATGTAACTATTCGGCGTCCCTGGTGTTCCGCTAGTTGTTACGCCGACTGTATATTGAACCCCACCACTGTGCGTGCCATTGCTGGTCGTGGAAAATCGAAAAGGATGTCCCGCGTTTGACGGATCAGATAGATTAAAAATAAAAGTCTGACCTCGCCTTAGCTGAAGCACAGCTTGAGGTTGATTATTTACATAAAAAATATTTCCCGTGCCAGGATTAGCAACTGTTACATTTAAATAAGTCGTTATTTGTGCGTTATAGATATCCGCGTAACTCTGATCAGGAGGTCCGGGAACAGTTACACCGAGGTCAGCCCCAGTATCGCGGATACCCGAGCTAAGGACGATGTAGCCCTCGTGGTTAGGACCGGATTGAATCCGATGAAAACCCGTGTCGTATTTGTAATTAGATAGCGGTGTATAAACCACGGTGAGTACGCGGGCCTACACCAAGTATAGGATTTTAACTAACGACTTCCGTATCGACGGAAGTGGGGGGATCCACTTTTTGACTCAGGTTGTTCATATCCGCGCTGATATTTTGCATATCTTGCACGTAGGCAGCGCGCAGAGATTCAAGCTCAGCTTTTAATTCCTCAACTTCACTGGAAGATGAGGAAGCGCCGCTATCGCGACGACGGCCAAGAGAATTAGGCATTTCAAGAAGTCTTCTTAGATTCAGTATACTTCCGAGCTTTTTTCTTCGCTTTTACTCGTTCGGGTAAATTCCCTTTAGTTTCTTTTTCGTACTCAGCCACCTTGGCTTTTGAAATCTCGCCGCGTTCAGCCATTGCGTAAAATTTACGACGCTGACTCTCTGACGCAAAAGGCATCAGTTTAAATAACTCTAATTAACTATAAATAAAAAACCCCGCCTGTGAAGACGGGGTTCCGAAGTTCCTGATTACTGTATCAGGCGTTGTCCATGAACAGAAGCTTGCCACGGAAGGCGTCAGGGCTCATCTGAGACAGATAGCGCCAAGCCTGCTCGGGGCTACGGTTCATAGCTTCGCTAAAACCGTTCCACTGAGAATCGGAATCCACGTTGGGAGCGCCGGCCATAGCCGAAGCAGGAACAGCAGGCAGCTGATCGTAACGAGGCTGATAATTCTGGGTATCAGCTTCGGTGTCCACCGGGTAAACCTCAGTAAAGAAGCGGTTGGTGTAGTCAGCTAACTGATCGGGATCGGTCAGGATATGCTCCATAGCCATCCCACGAGCAGCGATGTTCTCCAGAACACCGTGTTGTTCGATCAGGGCATCCTCAAGCACGGTGGCATACTGATTCAGAATGCCAGGAGCTTCGATACCGAAGTGATTAACGACGGCGGCGGTTGCCTCGCTTAGGGCCGGAGCTTGTTGCTGCTCCGTAGAAGTCGGATAAGAAGTCTGGGTTGTAGAGTCGCTGCTGTACGAGGTCGGCTGAGCCGTAGGCGCTTGGTAAAGATACGGTTGGGCCTGTAAACTCTGACTGTACAGTTGAGTATCCTGCGGCGCCGTCTGGTACTGCGGATACTGTGCTGTCTGGCTGGGGGACGGGGAGAGGCGCGAAACCACCCGCTCCAGGCTGCCCATTGCCGCCTCCCAGGGGTTGGACGGGGAGGACGTTGACGGAGACTGGCTGAACTGGCTGTTGGTAGAAGGGACCGTAGCCGGTGCCACCTGCAACGGCGCTTGCGGCATAGTTGCCGAAGGTGCCGCCTGGGTAGTTGCTACCCACTGGGGGTAGGCTGTAGAGCCCTGGTCCGCCGAGGGCGCCGCCTGCGGGGCTGCTACCGCCGGGGAGACCGGGCTCGGGATCGAAGCTTGGATCTGCTGGCTCATAGCTGCCCGAGTAAGTCAGTTCTTGCGCAAGGTGGTCAAACGTCCTATAGAGCAAGGGCGTTATGTTTAGCCGAGGATCAGCCGCAAGCGGTTGATTCGGCGCAAGTGGATGTGGCGCTTGCAACATCTGATTTAATAATACTAGAAATTGTTGAAACGCGCCTTGTGTTTGTTGAATCATTCGGAAGGGAAATCCCTTCAACATTTCGGCTCGTTCAGAATCGGTTTTATCGGGGAAGAGATACTTAAGAGCTTCGACGCTATCCACGCCGAGTTCTTGTAAGTTCCGAACGACGATAGATTTTTGGTTTACGTCATACGCCGTATCTTCGTAAACGTCTCCTTGGAAGCGATACGAAACGTCGCGATCACCGTTAGGCGGTAAACCAAAAACACCCCGTGGGACCTTATTTTCTTGTAACGCAACCTGCATCGCAGCAGTTACGTCACTTTCGTACTTGGCTAGCTTTTTCTGATAACGAGCTAAGGCTTCTTCCGTTTGTTCCTTAGGTTCTTTAGGGGGCTCAAGCCCCATAACCTGAATGAAGCTTTCGCGGAAAACTTGCTCTTGATGATAGAGAATCATCTCAAGCAAACGACAGAAACCGTAGGTCAAGAAGCTCTTGTTCTTGCGCAGAGCCGTGGCCTGAGCCCGACCCATAAGACCTTTGATTTCGGTTGCGGTAGCGCCGGCAGAAATAGATATTTCGTCAACGCCGCCCAAAGCTGTACGAATTTCTTCCCGCAGTAACAAAGCGTAACGGTTCATATCCCCGTTAACCGGGTCGGGCGTCATATAGCCCACGCGGTCAGACGGTTCGACGTTGGCAATAACCCGAGGAACTCTCAGGCCGCCAAGCATCGCAGATGAACCAAACGGTTCCGACACTCGGGTCGACGGAGTATCGCGTCCGGCAAAACCGCTTTGACTACTAATAGTCGGACGGAATGTACGATCCGCATCCGAAGCTTCGACCAGATCGCTTCGAGGACGCGAACTGATCAGCGTGGGATTACCAAAGAACTCAATATTCTTAGCGATATTTTTCATCATGCTGTCGTGCAGCACGATTTGCTCCATGAAGGGCTCAAACTCGCCTTCGCCCTCAGTACCGCTGCTATTGGGTTTGTTTAAAACCTCAACCGCAGGAATAAAACCTAATTCATTAACGCGACTGTTCCTAGGAGTCAGAACAGTGCCGGGTTCTAACTCAAAACTAAGTTCACTATTAGATTCAAATTCATTGATTTTGTCTGCAGTTATAGAAATGCGGACGTAGCGCTTATTTTGTCCGTAGGTATCCGCAGGCAAACCTAAAGTCGAATTTCGGACTTTATAGCTATATAAAATGACGACTTCTTCGATTTCACCGTTGATATCGTGATAAACCCGGTATTGATTTTTCGCAAAGAAATAAATTTGATACTTCAGCTTCTGATCCGGACGAAAATAGAACAGCCCACACCCATCGATCAAAAAATTACGGATAATCGCTGGAAAGCGAATATCCATCCGGTTGAGACTAATTAAAGAGTCAATAAATTTGCTTCTTGACTTATAAGTATCCTGCTCACAGTAAAAAAACAGCCCTTTTTTGATCATAAGCAGCGTCATCTGCTGCAAATGACTCAAAACGACCATCGTGGCAGATTGCTTACTGCGATCCTGCGTCCGAGAAGCTTCGAGAATCTCGTTAAAACGCTGACGAACGCCTAATGAATCTGCCATGGCCTTATTCTCCGATTTTTAAGGCCGAAAATCAAGCTTCGGCGCCTTTCTCTTCAGCTTTACGCTTCATTTTGGCTTTCTGAGCCTTCCGAAGCGCTTCTTTGCGCTTCATTTTGGAGTGCTCTTCCGATTTCTCACCGTGCTCGCCGCCTTTTTCCTTCGATTCAAAGTGCTTCCGGAGCGCTTCGGGCATTTTCTCAGCCATTTGGTAAAAGATACTGGCGGACTCTCTCAAGTTTAAACAATTCTGACGGCAAAAGCTCATGCGGATAAGCTTCTAGGATGTGATCGCAGCGCCCCAGAGGGTCTGTACCGCCAGCTTTTGCTTTGTAGTTGTCTAAATGCGACAACATTTCGTCACTGTTAGCCGGAGCCACGGAGTTCGGGATGTCGTCGAAGCAATGGGAGAAGGAAGTGACTTTGCGCTTCATCCGATCCGCATCGCCCATCCAAGAAAAATGCCAACCAGCGTCGCAATCGCCCACAACGAGATCGTTGGGGTTCATCCGAATTTGAGAAGGAGTCTGCTCTAGATGCTCATAGAGCACAACGGTGCCGCAGGTCCAGTTATTGGGAGCCTTGGAGTTATCGCCATGAGGATCTTTCACACGCAGATCAGCGCGCCCGTAAAACATCGGCATTGACAGACGAACGCAGCGCGACGCGTCGGCTTTAGCGATTTCCACAGCCTCAAGGAGTTTCTCCGGCTTGGGAATTTCGTCTACGTCGCTGAAGAAAAATACAGAGTCCGGGGGACACATCCGCATACCGACTCCAAGTGCGTCCCGTTGGGCGTATTCCCGAGACCAGGGAATAGAGCATTCTTCAGGCGTGGGCAGCTCGACGTGCAGTACCTGAAGCTTTTCCTCAGGCAATCCGAGTTCACGGATGGTGTCTACGCAAGTAAACGGTTTAGGGTCTCCACGGAACGTGCGGTTCCCATCGGTGATAATGAAACCGTCAACGACATCTTTAAGAATGTTGTAACGGAGCTCTAAGAGCTCCTTTTCGTCAAAATATAAAAAGCAATCAAACAGCATCTGGAGCTAAAAAGCTGCCAGTATGCTAACTCTTAATGGCGGTGTTGTAACCCCCACCCGCGCGAATCACTAAAGAGCCGTTCGAAGGGCGGCGACGCTCACGAGCAGCGCTCAAAAGATCTTGCTTAAGGCTTTCTAAGTCAGGTGCAGGTCCCTGATCCTCACCATAAGGACCAGACTTAGGGGGAACAGCACCCTGCATGTACGAAGCATCGTACCCGGCGTCGTAGCGAGTATCATCCATACCCGTGCCTTGGATACGCTCCTGCATCTGCGAAGCGCGCTCCATATCGTTAAAAGCAGCGCCGAAAAATTCGCTTGCTCGACCGAAGGGGCTAGATGGGCGCATCATGAGCTTTTACGTTTAATATACTCGGAAGCTTTACGTCTAGCTTCCCGAGCTTTTTCAGTATTAGGAACCTGAGTATTAACAGGTTTATCTCCACGCGTGGCAGCTTTTTTACGCTCGTCGGTAGCGCGACGTTCCTCTGGACTTAAAGCTGCCCAAGCTGCCCGAGGAAGATAACGTTCAGTTCTTCCTTTTTCACGAGCTATGTCAGCCATAAAGATTGCCCGCCATTAGGGCTCTATCCGTTAAAGCTTTAGCTAACAAAGCATCTTTCGTGTAATCAACTAAACCGCTCATAATCGAAGTTTGAGTCGGTGTTGTAGCTGAGCTCAACCACGAAGCAAAATCTTTGGCTTCAGGAAGAGCTCGTTCCCGAAATGTTGAGCCTCCGCTTAAAGCGGTAATTAAATCCGACGCCGAATAGTTCATTTTTTATCTTTCGATTTTTCGTACTCTTCGCGAGTTTGCCAATCTTCCTTACCCCAACGGGTAAGACGGTTCTCCGAAGATTTTTTACCTTCGTAAGATCCACCCATTTCTTTATAGTACTTAGTCGCTAGCTGCATCGCACGAGCGCTGTGGCCACCGAGTTTTTTGCGGGCTTTTGCTTTAGCGCGAGCCCATTTCTCAGGGTCTCTTTTTTTAGCAATCTCAGCCATGATTAGTACAGTACGTAGCAGTGATCAATAGTCGAGGTGCCACTAATTTGAGTAATCGATATTGGCAACAAAACGTCCGTACGGATGTGGTTAAATGTAATAGGCGATTTAGAGTCCGCCAATAACACAACTAAAGTTTTGTCCGTGTTCTTGTTTGCATTCTCAACATAAACTGCACGACAAGCAGCAAAGTTGACGTTAGCTCCCGATGCGTTTACAAGGAAACCACTGGTATAAGGCAGCGAAGCTGTCTGCCCGTAAACACCCCCAAACGCTCTAACGTCCATATTTAATCCAGTGTCTCTATCAGTTTAACCAAATATTCGACAGCTTTTTCCAAATCTTGTTTTCCGTTTTTTTCTTCCCACCGCCATAGATATTTTTGCGCACAGCCCTCTAGGTAACCTTGGTATTTAACCAAACCCATAGATGCGTTCTGTGCATCATAACATTCCAGACCTCCTTTTTTGTAATAAGAAGGGCGGACTGCAGGATCCTCACTCCGCAACGTTAAACCACCAAATTGTGGCTCCGCGCTGCTCCAAAAATCGTCGAAGTCTGTAGGCGTCGCGTCGGTGTAGGGTTTGTCGCTCATTTTTACCTTCAAAGTAGTAGCAGATGTGGACATACTCCGCACCGCGTGGGACCAATCTAGGCTACAAAATAAGCATCTCCTCTATACATAGTAAATCTTTTTCGCGTTCTTTAAACTGTCTTGAGTATTTGTCATCGTCATGACAAATCAACCCACACTCTAGAATGCAATAACTGTCTTTACGTTTTACAACAGGCACACAACGTCTGTGCTCAAAGTTTATCGGTAAATATTCAAACGCTAATCCCATCGAACTACGGTCCGCAATTGGCCAATTTCTAATGCCCGTTTTGGCGTAACTTTTTTGAGGATCAAAGCTATCGGAGCGAATATATAGTTCTCCGTCTTGCTGATCTAAGATCATCCCGCAGTAATAAGGACTGCCTAATTGAATAAAGAAATCAATCTCATGATCAACAACAAGAATTTTTGGAACCGTGAATCCAATATTGTGCCAGACATTAGGAGTTTCTTTGGTTAAAAGCCATTTTTCATAGTTACCAATCGGGATTCGTTTCCCTTCAAAATTTTCATAAAGGGCAAACCCAGGCTCTAACCCATATCGGTTTAATACTGGTTTCCATTTTCTGTAATAGTCAAAATTATCTTTCCGAATTAAAACGTCATTTTCTTGATAAATGTAATAGTCCGCCGCGCGGTTCAAAATCGCTAAAGCTAAATCAGTTTTGTGTGCCCAGGTCAGATACCAACCCTCATACTCTGGACCGGCAACTTTAACCTCGACAGTAATATTTTTAAATTGCTCAAACAGCGTATCTAATGTCTCAATATTATCCTGAGCTTCATAATTTATATAAATATGTATATGAACGTCCTGTTTAAATTTATCGTACTCTGTTAAAACATTTAAAAGCGGGTTAATCCGCTCCAACGGATTGTGAGCCGTAATCGCAACCCAGATTTTCTTAGTCATGTCAGTATTCAATGCTGAAGTTGCCTCGACGCTGTAAATACTGGATCAACCACGTGTAGGCGTCTAGCAGGTCGTCATGAGCTGTTGCGCCGACGTTGATCAACTGATCGAACAAAGCGTCGAATTTTCGGTATTTATTGAACACAATTTTCTTGTTTTCTAGCAAACCTAAAGTTCCGCGAAAACGAGCGATCTTGTCCCCTCTAAAACCTTTAACTTCATGAATATTTAAGTTACCTAAGCCGCGCTCATTTATCAGCACTCGTCGAAGATCTGCCGCGAGAGATGCTTGATACGCCACGGATTCCACAACCAGCGTCACCGTGGAATAAGTCGGCATAAACTGATTGTCGTGCTGAGTGAGGATACCCCACTCCAAGAGCATGTCGCAGAGTAAATCAATTTTCTCCAGGTTTCCGATTGAGCGGCATTGGTGAGCGTCAATGATGTAGTATTTATCGCCTAAACGACCACCAAGAACAAAAGCTGTGTAATCGCTCGTTTCGTTTTTGCTAGCCGAAAGGTCAATACCGACTGCAAGTGAATCAAACTCGGTAACAACTTCCCCTTTAACTAATAGATCTGGTGAAACAACCAGATCGGAAGTCATCACAGGTTGTTGCTGATACTGGAACGCAAACGCCACGGGGTCCAGTTCTTTCTGGGTTAATAAATACTGCGACGACCACTGCTCCGGCCAATAGCTCACGGGTCCTCCATTGTTGTCGTATGTAATAGCCTCTTGGGTCACCTGTTTCCACCCTTTCTCAGGCACAAACATTGTCTTGTGGATGTCTAACGGGTGGAATCGAGTTCCTAGGCAGATTGATCGGCCACCTTCAAACACAATCGGCGCAATAACAGAAGACCAGTTGGTATTCATCTCGTCTCGAATCGCTGGGTTTTTAATATCTGCGCTGGATTTAATAGGGTCATCAACGACAACTAAGTGTGCGCGCTTAGACGTAATAGAACCACGCAGGCCCGCAGCACGCAGCGTAAACTCTTCGTCGCCAAGCCTGGGAATACCGGCGTAATCAAAATCAATCGACCAGCCGATGTCCGATTGCATCCCGGACTTCAACTGCACCCGGGGAAAAACTTTTCTAAATTCTGGAGAATCAATGAGCTGACGGATGATTCGGCTCTTAGGAATGGCCGTGGCGATGTTGTACGAAACATAAATAATCTGTAACGGCATCTTCGCCGTCGTGTGTTTTCCAATAATCCACGCGGTAAACATGTTGAGGCAGGTGCTCTTGGCGCTACCCCGTGGAGCCAAAATGTCTAAATTTGGTCCAGCAATATCAAGTAGATACTTATTGGACTCACCAGTGATCAGGTGCCGATGCCATTCCAGCATGTGTTTTGCCGGAGGTTTATCGAGAAGCGTACAGAACGTATGAAAGTCATCTGCTGCTTTTTTGTATATCGTGTCGACGCCAGATCCAGTGTCCTCACTAGCACGTAGTGCACGCATTTGTGCTGCACGACGATACGCGGATGTTTCCCGGCTAGGCATATCACTAAGTTGACACTATCGCTATATTACTCGTATCTGAACACCTTTCAGGAATGGCCAAAATTCTTTGGTACGGTGATGCTTGCTGTAATACAGGGTTTGCCCGAGTAACACACAGTGTATTAGAGCAGCTGCAAAAAGAGCACGAGATCTATGTGCTCGCAATCAATTATTCTGGCGATCCTCATAACTACCCCTATACCGTTTACCCCGCGTCGAACGTCAACTGCGGAGACCGGTTTGGTATTCCACGGATTCCGGAAATTTTAGAAAAAGTAAAACCAGATATTTTTATCTGCCTACAAGATATTTGGGTTTGCAATCAGGTATGGGAGCGCTGCCAATTCCTTAAAGATTCCTTGAAATTTAAATTTATCTGCTATTTCCCTATCGACAGCGAGTCCTACATGCCGGACATGCTGCGCAATATCCCTGAGTGGGACATGGCCATCACGTTTACCATTGAGTGCGCTCAGCGAATTTTAAAACACGATATTAAACCTTCTCGTTTAGGTGTTCTTCCCCACGGGGTGGACATCGACAAATTTATGCCCGGCTCTCGATCAGAAGCACGTAAAGCTTTTGGGTTGCCCGAAGATAAATTTATCGTTCTTAACGCCAATAGAAATCAGCCTCGTAAGCGCATTGATCTAACGATTAAAGCGTTCGCAAAATTTGCGGTCAATAAACCCGACACCATGCTGTACCTCCACATGGGGGCCAAGGATATGGGATGGGACGTTATTCCGCTCTTTAAATACGAAATGCAAAAGCTGGGACTTGACGGAACCAACCGTCTGATCCTGACTTCGAACCAAATAAATTACTTAGACGCGCCGTCAGATGCCATGCTTAACCAGATTTACAACTGTTGTGACGTAGGTATAAATACAGCAGATGGTGAAGGCTGGGGTCTTGTTCCCTTCGAACACGCAAGCTGCAAAAAACCTCAGGTCGTACCCAACCACACGGCGTGTAGTGATATTTGGGAAGGCGCTGCTCAGCTTGTGGACATCGCTACGTGGTACGTCGATAAAGATCTCGGCGTGGAGCGCGGCCTAATTGACGTAAACGATGCTGTTAAGAAATTAGACGAGCTCTATTACGACAAAAATATTTACGACGAAGTAGCCGAAGCATGTTACACCGTAACCCGCCGTCCGGAATACCGCTGGCAAAGCGTAGCCGCTGGATTCTCTCACGCTATTAAAGACCTCACCGCTTGATCCATGCAGTCAACCACACGCTTTTTTCACGCTCACAGCAGCGTCCTTTATCCGATCAAACGTCAAACAACGGGTATACCCGATGTATATACACAAGCAAACAACTTAAACGGCGTATTCACACGCATCAATTACGGGTTGCCTGAGGGCTCGGTCGCTAACTTCAGCTCCTCGATCCTCAAGCACAAAAACAAAACCTACCTCGCGTGGCGCTCTCAGCCCGAGCCTTTCGGTTTCCGGTGGGACAACAACTACTTTTATCTAAACGATAAGCCAACCGATATTTACCTTGGCCTCCTTCACGACGATCAAACTGTCGTAGGTGCTAAAAACCTGCGCCCCAACAAGCACCGCCTTAGCTACGAAGACCCGCGACTCTTTGTCGGACCTGATGATGAACTCTATGTTCAATTTGTTGCTTCAACTTACGCAAGTCGTCATAACAAGCATGGGCGCAACTTTTTTGATAATCCTAAAGTCGTTGTTTGTTACGTTGATGAACTAGGAGAAGCAGTTCAAGCTGCTATTCCGCCTATCGGCGAAAACCGCAGCAAAGAAAAAACGGAAAAAAATTGGTGCTTCTTTAGTCATAAAGAAGAACTTAAGTGTTTGTACTCGACACGCCCTCTTGTGATCGAGTGCGAAAAGAGTTCTCGTGTTGAGATTGATTCATCAGCGTTGGACGCTGTTACGAATGGGTCGCCCACTTTTAACTCCACGGCACCAATAAACCTAGGTTACGCTCACTTAGTTTTCTACCACTGGAAGCACATGGCTAGAAAACAAAACGGAGCACCGTACCTTCAGTATCATCTGAGCGCATACTTAGTCGATAAAGAGTTTAAAACTATTACACATGTTATTAAAAAGCCTCTGTTCTCGGGATCTTTAAACGACGAGCTCATCTACTGGACGGATTACGGCGGCGCCCCTCTGTCCAATCAACCGGCAGTTATCCTTCCGTTCGGGGCATACATCGAAAACGCGAACCTCGTGATGTCTCTAGGCGTAAACGACGCGTTTATGGGCATTATGCGCTGCCCACTTGAGTCCGTTATGAAACAACTTGAGCGCGTAAGTTAACTCTTTTCCTCGCGCTCAATTGTCGACCACACGAGGAAAGAAGAATCGTCTAAGAGAGTTTGAATTGCAGGTTGTCCATCAAACGTCTGCATTAACTCTCTTAGGCACCGATCAGCTCCGGCAAGAAGTAAGCCGCGTCGATCTAGGCCATCGGAAATGGACCGAACAGCCTGGATGTGAGAACGCAATTCTTTCTGAAGAGCAGAAAGCTTAGTAGCTGCTGTGGCATGATCTAACATGCCGGTTATAGTCATGTTGCGTACGTTATCAATATCCTGCTTGATACCATCAATCTCTATGAGCAAGATCTTGCGAAGATCCTCTTTAGGATATTTCTCCTGGACCCAGGCAGTCAGATCAGAAATACTGCCTGTGTAACTCGGCTGGAGAAACCGAGCATAAAGATACGCTTCGATATCGCTGGTTGCGTTCTTGGCGTAAAAAACAAAAGCGTCCTTTTGAGATTTATCGAGCGAAGCTAACCAGGAAGCGACAGTGGTCGAATCACCTATTTGAGATTTAATCACGCAAAAGCTCGTTGACCTGCAAGAGCCATTCCAGCACCAAAACGCTTAAGTGCCAACTGGCCTTCAATATTTCCACGCTGAAGAGCAAGTTGATTGCGAGTCTGCTCTTGCTGGCGGCGGATATCTAAATTCGTTGATGCGATATCGCCGGCAAGTTTGTTCGAAGTGCGTTGCGCTTCGGTAGCCATTGTGGCCAAAGCAGTCGCAGCTGGAGTCAGCAGCGTGGTTTGACCCTTGAGACCCTCGGTAGCTAACTCTTGAACACCCTGAGCGTATTGACGAGTTAATGCGGAAGCTGTCTCGGGACCGAGCATCTCAGTAGCCAACCGAGCTTTACCAGCTAAATCACCCAAACCAATTGCGCTGCTAGCGTACTGCGAAGCGATCCCGGCTTGCAAACCAGATAAAGTTTGCTCTTTTTGTTTAGCAATATCAAACTGATCGTACGCAGCCTGACCCAGCACTTTGGATTTGATCGCTTCAGTTCCTGTATAAGGAGCCATCAAAGAAGCAAGCTCGACGGCGGCAGTCGTAAGGGGAGTTACACCTGCGGTAAGGCCACCATAAAGACTCGCGTAGTCAACGCCCGGTCCTTGATCTCTGCCTCCTCCAAAAGCACCCAGTATAGAACCTAGGCCAGAAAGGGCCATACCCCCGCCAGCCAATAAACCGGCAGCGCCTAAACCTCCGGCAGCAGCGGCAGAGCCACCACCCGCTAATAAAGGAGCAGCAAAAGCAGCGGCAATAGGTACAGGCATAACCCTACTTTAAGTTAAAAGTGCCGAAGGGAGACAGAGCAGCTTGATAAACAGTGCCAAGGGCACCCATCATTCCTTGATTGGGCATCATCGAAGCAGCAATAGTGGAACCCAACGCAATCTGCTGTCGAGTATTTGCTTCGATACGAGCGCGCTCTAATTCTTTCCACGCTTCGATGTTCTGAAGCTCAATCTGACGCCGCGAATTTTCGCGGGTTTGACGCATAGAGAGTGCACTGGTGAATAGCGCACGCTTAATTGCCTGCTCGGTATCTTGTGCAGCAAGCTTCGCGCGAAGCTCAGGATCTAAAAGGCGCTCAAGAACCTTGTTGTAGTAATCCGTCTGAGGATCGGTGCTCTGCGTCGCAGGCGGCTGAGACGGAATACCTGTTGCAGTCGGTGTAGAGGGGCCGCGAGTTTCCACAGTGCTAGGCGGTTTTTCGGCGGGCTTTTTAACGCTACCAAAACGGGATTCTAAAACCTGCTGAAGACGGCGGAATTCAGCCTGTTCAGCAGCATCAGGAGCTGCTTGCTGAGGCTTCATGGTTCGAGCAGTATCAATAGTTTGATACCCGTAGCGAGGTCCGGTATAAACCTTCGTACCAATATTCGGCCCAAAATCTCTCTCTGACCCAATCTGGATTTCTTCTTCAGACACAGGTTTCGCAGTCGGCGGTTTAGTACCGCCTCGCATAGCCTGAGCAGCTAAAGCAAGCGGGGCTAAGGGAGGAGCAAGATAAGGTGCTGCCTGAAGAGCCCAATTAGCAAAATCGAAGGTCGGGTCGGCCACGTGATCTCCTTAGATTGCCTTGGCTAATTCAGAGAGAGTCGCGTTATTCTCATAACGCTCCCGTGCAACAACATCCTTAATTGCCTGATTCAGCAAGTTAGATGCAGTTCCGTAACTTGATTCTACACGCTGACGTTGAATATCACCCAGCGATTTTTCCCGCTGAGCAGCAACTTCAGCTTGAGAAGCAATACGCTGACGCTCAATTTCGGCTTGGCGAATAATGTTCTCAAGCTGAATACGGATGCCGCCCTCAGCTTGAAGTTTCTGAATTTCGCGAGCAGTAGCGCCAGATAACTCACGCTCTTTACGAGCGGAGGATTCTTCAATAAACGCGCCGGCATCAAACGATTCGAGAGGCTCTAAACCAGCAGCACCTCGAATAGCGTTATATAAATTACGACGAAGACTTAGTTCTTGTTCGCGGGCGTACTGCTCAGCAGCAAGAGCTTCGCCAGTAGTAGTTAAAAACCCACGGCCAACAGGAGCGACCGAAGCTTGAGCGTAGCTCGGTTCCTTAGCTCCAAACAGTTTGCTACCGATAAACTCGGTTCCTAATGCCGTGGCCAACGTGGCCAAAACACCAGGGGTTCCACCCGCAGCACCCGCAACACCCGCACCCCCAGCTAAAAACGGAAGGATCTTGGCAATATCACTGCCCTCTAAACCGGCTTTCCGAAGTTCGGTAACCTGACCTAGCAGATCATCGACTTGCTGAACACCAGCGCGGGCACCGCCACCGAAGAAAGGAAGTCTAGGCATCAGTAACCTGCCGGATTATCGAAAGATGTGCCTGATAAAGGCTTCTTGTTATAGTTTACACCTTCTGTTTCTGCTTGCGGCATTACACCCATCAGCTTTTGTTCAGCCGAAGGAAGAGCAGCAGTTTGCGGAAAAGTAGATTGAATATATAAAGTTAAGAACACCGAAGGATCTAACTCCGGCGCAGTTTTACGAACATCACGTTCGTGCAGCTGACGTTCCCGTTCGTTCATCGATCAACCAATCTCTTGGAAGCGAACCGAAGCAGGGATCGTGGAGCTACTAGGAGCATTCAGAAGAGAATACTGACCGCCGTAATTGGGCAGATCATACTCAAGAGGGCGTTGCTGACTGAAATACTCGCCAGCGTCATCAGCTTGTTCATTCATGTTCTGCAGGAAGTCCATGAACATAGCCATCACATTGGCGTCGTTCAAGATCAACATGATCAGATCTTCAACTTCTAATTCGTCAGCTTCATTAACCACACCAGCTTGTAAACGTCGGCCAAGCTGTACGCGAGCTTCTGGCTGAGTATTAGCGGGGTAAGCATTTAAGGAACGGGTGGGGCTGGTGTTCATGCCCTCGCCCTCACGACCAGGCATCGGGGGCGCGGCTTTATAAAAATTCTTAAGGATGACCGCAGTCATCGGCGTAGCTGCTGCGCGCTCAGCCGGAGTTTGCGGACAAGGCAAACCGACGATGCGGGCCGCTAACTCATAATCCTGAGGAGAGAACACCGGAGCACACAACTACGTCTAACTCCAGTTTAGACCTAATCTCTAAAATATCGCCAGGCTGAACTTGCAGGCCAATACAGATTCGCTCAAGCACATCAGGAGACGGAATGTACTCTTGATCAGTGTATATCTTACGTGTGGTTGTTGGCGAAAGCTCCGCCATACGGCTTAAACGAAACGAGGATAACCCACGTGCATCAAGAACGTCCTTAAGCCGATTAATCAACCTACCGCAGCTTGGGTAAGACGAATAGAAAGGCATCTTTATACCAATATATTGGTCTGTTGCTCCCGATCATAAACGTTTATTAAACAGTATTCATCCAGCGCCCATTTAACTTAAAACCCAAGATTTTTACTACGAACAAAGTGCAGATCATAAGTGGTGAAATCAATAGGAAGCGTTGGGTTATTAAAAGGAGTTTCATAAACCTCGCCCTCAACGTGAGCCTGCCACGCAGGGTTCCACTTAGCGTGCAGATATTGTTTATTCATCTCATGGGCGTAATGGATGCCAGCCGCTAGCTCAGGCTCACTCCTCCAAGTCTGAGACCCGTCCTTATAATCGCCTGCGGTTTCACCGTGGTAATAGGGAACCCCTACAGACATATGACGTTTTAGTTCCTGGTGCTTAAACCGCATCCCGTAGTCCATATCCTCGCAATAAGCCGGGTACAGATTCTCATCGAATAACCCGAATTTCTGCACAACCCAATCTTTTAAAAGGAAGAAATCCCAGCTTCCGTTCTCTCCGTGGACGATACCTGTTTCCGCATCTCGGGCGTGATCCACAGCTTTAGCCAAGAAGCCCGGCGTAAACATAAGGTCGTGGTTTGTGATGATCCAATAAGGCGCAGTCATGAACGACTTGATAATCAAGTTCCACGCACCCGAACATCCGATGTTGGAAGGCATGTGCGTGACAACCACGCGCTTTACATATTTATGCGGGATTTTTGTAAGTAGATCAAGCTCCTCGGTTATTTGGTTACGACCATTGTTATTAAAGACAATAAACGTATCTACAGGGTAATCGATGCTGTAGAACAGCCGATAGACCCAATGAGGCGCGTTAACAACAGCAGTGCCAATAACCGGTATCGTCATTTCCGCCTGTGGCTGGTAGTATGCTAACACTAAATCCTAGCGCTAATGGCGACTTACTTCTGGGGCCCGGAGAAACGGCTTATTGTTCCCACACCTGACCTGGCTTTTCTGATGCACGATGACGACTCGGGTCGTTGTCAGATGCACCAAGTTGGTGTGCCCGAACTCACCATCATCCAGTGGGCCGCCCAGCAATTCGGCAATAAAGATAAAACCTTCATCGACTGTGGCGCACACATGGGCGCCTACTCCATATTGCTTTCAGAGCACTTCAACACAGTTCATGCTTTTGAAGCTCAGACGCGCACGTACTACCAGCTCTGCGGCAATATCTTTATTAATGAAAAACAAAACATCGTTCCTCACCACGAGGCTGTCACAAACATTACCGAGGCCAACCAAACCGTAACCCTGCACGTGGTTTCAGAAGATGGCGGCGGTTCCACAATTCGTGTTCCGCAAAAAAACCAAAACGTTCTGGGCCACGAGAAAGTACGAACTACAACTATCGACCACTACCACTTCAACCATGTGGGGTTGATCAAACTCGATATCGAAGGCAACGAGCTCAAAGCTTTACACGGCGCACAATATACGTTGCAACGCAATCATTACCCCCCGATCATCTTCGAAGCCAACAACGATGCGTGGTTCGAATCCGAAAAGAAAGACCTCTTCGACCACTTAAAATCTTTAAATTATCAGATCGCCGAAATCCGCCCCTTCGACAACATGTACGTGGCGATCAACAATCCGAATCAATAAGGGTCAGCTCAAGCCCCGCTTCCTTAAACATCGCGCGGGACATCTCGAAACTGTCGACCCAACGGTCAGGTATTTCTATATCTGGAGCCACGACGCGCTTGACGCCTGCTTGGATCAATAACGTCCCGCAGGAATTACAAGGCAAAAAGGGCCAAACGTACACCGTGGCCCCATTCAACGAAACCGCGTTGCGCGCAGCCTGTGCAACTATGTTCGCTTCAGCGTGCACAGTGCGCATCAGTTTTTCGTTTCGGTCACGCAGCCGACCCGGTAGGTCCGCGACGCCGCGCGGAAAACCGTTGTAACCAGTGGCTAAAATCCTGCGATCACGCACAGCTACGGCGCCAACCTGCGTAGAGGGATCTTTACTCCACGCGGAAATATGCTTGGCTAAATCTAGAAATCGCTGATCCCAGGACATAAAATAGAAAAAGAACTCGTTTTAAGATGGGCGACGACGTAGGGTTAGGTCTGTTATTTACAATTCTGGGCGGTTTGTCGCGTGGCGCACAAGTAGCAAAACCTGTTATTCAGCAAGGAATCACTAAAGGCATTAGGTTTGCTGACCCGCGTAGATTAGCACCCCTTATCCAGCAAGTTCAAAAAGGACCTCTGTTTCGCCCGATCCCTTTAGTAGAGAAAGCTATACAAAAAACGCCCATCATCAAAGATCTTCCTGAGTGGGCTCGCGGTCTGGTTGGTATCAATACCAGCCCTGCTGGAATTGGAGGCGCCATCGCAGCGTCTGTTTTATTAGATAAATTTTTAAATCAATTCGAAGCCGCACCGACAACCGCAGCGCCACATGGGACAACTTTACAAGGAGAAGGCAAAACACCCGAACCAGCAGCAGGTCCCCGCGTAGATGCTTCAACAACACAGCTGCTCGACATCGGCGCACCAGCACCCCAACAGGCGCGTCGGCTTGTTCCCGTTACACCCACGGCACCGCCCGCACCGGCCATCAGTCAAGCTGCGTATGACGCCGCCCAAGCCGGATTTGGGGCACCGACTTCAACGCCTCTTGCCGAGTTTTACGGTGCGCAGGAAGCCATTGGACGATACGCAGAACAAGGCGGTGAACTTCAACGCAGACTCAAAGAAGCAGGCGGCGCTGCTGGGATGAGCGATACTGCGCTGATGGAGTGGGTCAAGGCAAACCCCGCCCTTGCCTACCGCGAATTAGTCCGACGCGAAAAACGGCCTGTGCCCAACGTAGATTAATCGCGCTCGTCGAAAAGCGGAAAGTCAACAAGCTCTTCTTGGTTTGCTTCAACGTGACGCACAAGCTCTTGCAAGTGCTCTAAAAACTCAAAGCTGTAAACATTATCTGCATTGATTTCCCACCAAAACCAGCAATAACATTCATAAAACGCACAGTCATCTGGCAACAGAACGTAGTCCTCATAGTTACCACGCATCAAATCGCACCAGATCCTGAACGTGCTGAAAATAGTCCGCCACCCCGTGGGAATGCAGTGCTGAAGGTAGTATTTTAAAAGCTTCATTTGGGGTACAGAGGGCGCCACTCAGCAGGGTTTGCGTTAGCGGCGGGGCCGAGTTTTGGAAAGTCTGAAGGTTCCTTGATCCGTGGAGGCACCTCGCCCTTCAAACGAGCCAAGTCCGGTTCATAACTTGCTGTACGAACGTCCGGATGGTCCTTCACAGCGTCAAGAAGACGGCGCCGAAGCCGCACTGCATCAATAAAAACTTCTAAGTTCCCGTTGTAATGGTTCGGAAAAGCATCTCGAATCAGTTCTTCCGCCAAATATTCCAGCACCGCACCCATTTTCTCAGCCGATGAACCCGGCGAGGACGTAAATTCATCCACGCAGCGGTCCAGAATCGGATCAATCATCGAAAAAAGCGCCAAAAACGCCTAAAGGTCACAAAAGCGAGCGCGGCTACCCCTCCAGACATTAGAAGAAGGAGTAAAAAATAACCGAGAGGGTCATCTGCAACAGGAATAAAACCGTAATACACCCTATAAGCAGCAGACCCTCGTCTCTCATCTTAAATTTTTTTGTCGCAGGCAACAAAAATGTCTGGGGAGCCTAAAAGCTCAAACTTTTTCCCGCTCGAACATTGAACATTCGCTTGCGAAGGTCCCTCCTGCGTCAGGGAAGTCGAAGCTGCATCCAGAGGAGAGCATGTAAACGCAGTCATCACAAGCGTCAGAAGAGAACTCATGTGTCAATAGCGGCATCAGATTTAAGTTTAGGCTTTTTGTGAAATTGTCAATCGCGCGCTGGTTTGCCAAAGCAGTTTTATAAAAATTTTCAGACACTTCATATGCTGTACACCGATGACCGCACTCAGTGCACTCTTTCCTGCGGCGCCGACTATTATCTTTATTAATACGACTTTCTATTGTTATACAAGTTTGTTGTTTACATTTAGGGCATGTAGAGCCGATTTGCTTAGGAAAACAACCTCTAGCTGACGGTGAGCAAGCCATTTAAAAAAATAGATTCGAAAATCCTTCAATAGTTTCTGGTACGCGGTGCTTCGGCTCCTTCCAAACGACAGACTGCAAATACTCACTTGCGTCGCGGAATCCTTCGCGGCTTAGTTGCTCGGCAACGACCTCAATAGAACGAATGGCTCTATCCACGTGGATCGGCCAATCAGCTTCGCTATGCCAGTCGGAAATAGCTCGGGCTGTTTTTTCGACAAGAGGATGGGAGGTGGTTTCCTGAGTCATAGCTTTGCGGAGAACAGAATCACGAACAATGGGTTTAGCGCGCTTTAAGTAAGCAAGCTTGAGATCCGAGTCCGTCATTCGTTTATTTCGGTTGATCCAGAATAAGCAGGTTTGAAGGGATCCATGTGATTTCGGGTGTCATGTATGAAGTACTCGCAATCTTTGCCGGGGCTAGGCGGCGCAAAATAACTCTGACGAGTACTGGGTTTAGCTAAATACCGATGACAATTGAAGCGTAAGCAACACGTCTCGCCATTAGCGCATTTAGAGACATCAGCCATGTTCAAAAAATGAACATACCCGAGGTGGGATTTGAACCCACGCTGGGACGATTTTAAGTCGTCTGCCTCTTCCGCTGGGCTACTCGGGCAAGGTGCGCGTCGTCAGGATCGAACTGACCTGCGGCGATTTATGAGATCGCTGCCTTCACCAGATGGCTAGACGCGCTGTGGGAAGATGCTAAGAGCAAAACTGGGTCACGCGCTGCTTCTTAAGCATCATCACGCTTTTTTCTTTTTGAGTTTGCCTTTTGTATGTTGCTGTGGCTCGAACACTTGTAGTTACAGTAAGGCCCCAAAACATCAGTACGGTCCTTTTTGTATTCAATCCACCGGCGTAAACGAGATCCTTTGATGACAAATGATGTTTGGCACGTGGGACAAACGCAGTGTAAAAAATTTAGAGGCACCGGAGAGAACAACTCCGCACCCAGTAAACCTCGTGCGCGCTAGGTCCGCAACCCATTCCCAAAATCTTTTTTGAGTCTCAGCGATTTTGCTTGCGCTGGTAAGCCGCCAAAGCAGCGGCATAGCACCGGTCGCTACCAGCATTGAGCTCACGATTGGTGGTCCACTCGCCGCGAGCACGGAACTCGGCGAAGCACAGACTGTATTCTTCCATCATGACGCGCTTGTCGTTATTAACTAAAGTGCTTTTGGAAATAGCCACGAGGCTGGCACCGGTCAGTAGTACGACGAAATACGTTTTAAGAGAAATTCCAAAAAGGGTCTTTAAAATTTTCGGAGCTTGCCAAACTGCGAGAGCCGGAACAAGGTGAACCGTGTTGACGTTGATTTTGGTGTGAGAAGTCATGTGATGTTTTTCGACCGCTCATACCATAGCACTCTGTGCGCTAAGTGTCAAAAAACGCGCGAGCCGTCAACAACGATCGCAGCGGGGCGATATTTGATTCCCCGATACGAAAGCCAGAGAGTAGCACGGTGAACAAAAGCCCACCACTTAAGATGATTGGCCTGATGAGCTTCGCGATCATATTTGCAACCGCGATACGTAATTTTAGTCACGACTTTTAACCGACTAAAAATACAATAGGAAGCTTGTAGCTATTTATACAGTTTATGCCGTTACAGTAGTTGTTAAAAAATAGTTATAAGAATTACCTTACATCTAACTCACCATTGGCGTCCCAAGTCAAATTGGCTATCAAATAGTACTTGGGTGTCCGACTAACACCTTCTGCTGCGCGAACAAAACTATTAACTTCAGTTCCCGAAGACAAAGCAATCAACTTCTGAAGCTGATCTGCGACTTTATCGGACGGGAACTCTGATCCCACGGGGGGTTTGCGATTGCTAGGAATCTACAGGCAGCCTTTGGTCAGGACTCCCAAACTTTGGGATCTTTTAAGAATATAATTTTCCTTCATACTTTTGTTTAAATTTTATTAAAACCGTGCGTTTATTTGACCACCAAATTGATTGCCCATCTGAGGCGTACGACGATAAGTGGCATTAACCCCTACACCTGGGGTCTGAAAAGAACCATACATTTGATAACCCTGCCCCACATTTAAACCATCTTGTTCGTAAGCAGGGTTAAAACCGCCACCCAGACGCAAAATATTTTCCCTACCCAAAGGAATGTTGACGCTTCCGCCAATGGATTCAAGACGATCATCCACTGCATTAATGTCGATATTTAAAGGCTTAGGTCCGTATTGAGGTCCCATTTGCATTGGCCCCCCTAACCCACCTGCCGGTCCAACAGGTTGATGTGTCGGGTAAGCCTGAGCAAGTTCAAAACCAGAAAAACCTCTATTGGCTC